CAGCAGAAAGAATTGATGCTTTCCGACCCGTTGTATCATCCGCAATGTTTGGTGATTCTGAGGTTGAAAACGAAGAGTAATTAAGAATTTATAAATAACTAAAAGTGTATCTCATAAAATAATGGCTCATAGACCAGTTGGGGCTGGATCCTCATTCAACTTCACCGCAGGAACTGCATCAACATCTTCGGCATTCTCTGTTCAATCAGATGTTGTAAGAGTAGTTGCTGTAGGTGGTGCTGCATTTGTTGCCGTTGGAGCAACTCCTTCTGCTACTAATGCTGATTATTATGTTCCCTCTGGTGGAACTGCAACACTTGCACTCACAAAAGCATCTAATCGTGTTGTTGGAGTCACAACAGGAACCACAACAATCGTGACTGTACCAGAAGGAACTCAAGTTCCCTTTGGTGTTGGAGACTATGTAACTTTGAGTGGTTCAACATATCACAATTTCACACATCAACAAGTTCTTTCTGTTGATACTTCTGCCGGAGTTGCTGGATATTTTCAGTCAAGAATGACTGTGAATTATAATTCAAGTGGTATTGTAACAGCATTCTCATCTGCAGATGCATCTGTGACTGCATCAAATAAAGTTTCTGCATATGGTGCTGGTGCAGGAGTTATCTATTATCAACAAGTTCAAATCACATCTCAGGCATAAAAAAATGAAACTTATTACCGAAGAGATAGAATCAGTAGAAGTGATTACTGAAAGTATAAATGGAAAGAAAACTCTTTATATCAAAGGACCATTTCTTCAGACCGAACAACCAAATCGGAATAAAAGAATTTATCGTATGCCCGTGATGGAACGTGAGGTCAAAAGATATACAGAGCAATATGTAAATAAAGGTCGTGCTCTTGGTGAACTCGGACATCCAGATGGTCCAACAGTCAATCTGGACAGAGTTTCTCATAAAATTACAGAACTTTATCGTGAAGGTAATAATTTTATTGGTAAGGCACAAATTCTTTCCACTCCTATGGGTAAGATTGCAGAGGCACTTCTCAAAGAAGGTGTGATGCTCGGTGTTTCTTCTCGTGGTATTGGTTCACTAAGACCAACTCAAAATGGATATAGTGAAGTTGGTGAAGATTTTATGCTCGCAACTGCTGCTGATATTGTTGCAGACCCCTCTGCACCTGATGCATTCGTTCAGGGGATTATGGAAGGTAAGGAATGGGTATGGGATGGTGGAGTGCTTCGTGAGCATTCTGCAAGGAAAGCATACAATAGAATAAATACATTAGTTTCACAAAAACAACTGGAAGAGAATAGATTGAATCTTTTCAACGATTTTCTAAATTCGTTGTAAATTATTAAATTATAAATAAATATAGATTTCATAAAAAGAAAATCGGAGAGTTCAAATGTCTCGTGGAGATTTACAAGAAATGGAAGTAGGCACTAAGCAATCCAAAACTGCTGTGAATGCCAATGCTAAAGCAGCAGACGCAATGTCACATCTGTCTGGTGCAACACCAGGACAAACTGGAGAATGGGAAGATCTTGGTGGACCAGATCCTTCTAACTATCGTCCAGATGACGATTCTGCAAAACTTAAGACTCCAGGTGGAACTCTTAAGCAAGTTAAAGATGTTGTTAATAAGGGTGCTTCTGCTGCTGATCCAATGAAGGGTCTTAAGAAAGAAGACGCTGATTATGATGAAGATGAAGAACTTGTAGAAGATACTGAAGACGAGGAAGCAGTTTCCGAAGCTAAGGAAGAAGAAGAAGAGGAAGAAAAGGGCAGCAAGAAAAAAGGCAAGAAAGAAGAAGAGGAAGAAGACGAAGAAGAGATGGAGGAATCTTTTGATATTGAAGAAGATGTAAATGCTCTTCTATCTGGTGAGGAACTTTCCGAAGAGTTCCAAGAGAAGGCACGTACCATCTTTGAAGCTGCTCTCCGTTCTAAGGTTGGAGAAATCAAGGAATCGCTTGAAGAGCAGTATGCAGTTGCTCTTGTTGAGGAAGTTGAAGAAATTAAATCAATCCTCGGTGAGCGTGTTGATGCTTATCTTGAGTATGTTGCTGACGAGTGGATGCAAGAAAATGCACTCGTTATCGAGAACGGTCTTAAGACAGAAATGACAGAATCATTCCTTTCAGGAATGAAGGATCTTTTTGAAGCACATTATGTAACAATCCCTGAAGATAAATATGATGTTCTTGAGAGCATGGTAGAAAAACTTGATGACATGGAAACAAAACTCAACGAGCAAATTGAGAAGAATGTTTCCCTAAACAAACGTCTCGCAGAGTCGGTTGCAGAAGGAATCTTTGAAAAAGTCGCTGAGGGCCTTGCTGCTACTCAGAAAGACAAGCTCGCTTCACTTGCCGAAAGTGTTGAGTTTGAAAGTGAAGAAGAATATCGTGAAAAAATGGAGATGCTCAGAGAATCATATTTCTCAAGCACAAAGTCTCCAAAAGCAAAATCTGAAAGTCTATCGGAGCAAGTAGACAGTTCACCTGAAAATATTTCAGGTACAATGGCTGCTTATCTGCAGACTCTTAAGGCAGTTGCTAAAAACTGAATTTAATATTAATCAAACCCAAAAACGCACTTTAGTAAAAAGGTAAAAGCAAATGTTCCATTCCGAACAATTGCAGGAAAAGTGGGCACCTCTCCTCAACTATGAGGGTCTTGATCCAATCAAAGATTCGCACAGAAGAGCTGTAACCGCTGTCCTGCTAGAAAACCAAGAAAAATTCCTCCGTGAGGAATCAGCATTTAATTCAGGTATCAACCTGATGGAAGCACCAACCAACTCTGCCGGTACTGGTGGTTTTGGTGGTGGCGCAACCGCTGCTGGTCCTACTGCTGGTTTCGATCCCGTTCTAATCTCCTTGATCAGACGTTCAATGCCTAACCTGATCGCATATGATCTGGCTGGTGTTCAACCAATGAGTGGTCCTACTGGACTTATCTTTGCAATGCGTTCACGTTATCAGAATCAGTCTGGTGCAGAAACCTTCTATAACGAAGTAGATTCAGCATTCTCAGGAAACGATGCTGGTTTCGATGAAACCGCAGGTTATTCTGATGGTCCTGTTGGTTTTGGTACTACTGCTCAGTCAGGCACCAATCCTTCAGTTCTAAACCCAGTTGGTACTGCTACAACCAACCCCTCACCATATAATGTTGGTCAGGGAATGGCAACGGGTGATGCAGAGAACCTTGATGGCACTAGTGGAGATGCTTTCAACCAGATGGCATTCTCAATTGAGAAAGTCACTGTTACTGCAAAGTCAAGAGCACTCAAGGCTGAGTATTCACTCGAACTCGCACAAGACCTCAAGGCAATCCACGGTCTGAATGCTGAAGCGGAATTGGCAAACATTCTCTCAACTGAGATTCTTGCTGAAATCAACCGCGAAGTTATTCGTACCATCTATAAGGTTGCTGAGCAAGGTGCTGTTCAGAACGTTGCAACTCCTGGAATCTTCGACCTCGATATCGATTCAAACGGACGTTGGAGTGTTGAGAAGTTCAAGGGTCTGCTGTTCCAAATCGAAAGAGATGCGAACGCAATTGCTCAGAGAACTCGTCGTGGGAAGGGCAACATCATCCTTTGCTCTGCTGACGTTGCTTCAGCATTGACAATGGCTGGTGTTCTCGATTACACCCCCGCACTCAACGCAAACCTTTCAGTTGATGATACTGGCAATACTTTTGCTGGTACTCTGATGGGCAAATTCCGTGTCTACATCGACCCATATGCTGCTAACCTGACTTCTGCTAACGCAACTCCAGGTAACCAGTACTATGTCGTTGGTTATAAGGGTTCTTCACCTTATGACGCTGGACTCTTCTATTGCCCTTATGTTCCTCTCCAAATGGTTCGTGCCGTTGGTGAGAACTCCTTCCAGCCTAAAATTGGCTTTAAGACCCGTTATGGTCTTGTTGCTAATCCATTTGCAGAAGGAACCACTCAGGGTCTTGGAAGACTTCTTCTTAATGCTAACCGCTACTATCGTAGAGTTGCTGTTAAGAACTTAATGTGATTCATTTTGAATCAAACTGTGAAGGGGACCCTAAAAGGGTCCCCTTTTTTATCTAAATATTTAAAAAAATGGCAAGAGATTCTCAGATAGAAAATAGAAATTTTTTATCCCCAACAGGATTTAAATTTACATTGACAAGATTTCCAAAAGTATCATTTTTTTGCAACGAAGCAAATATTCCAGATATTACTTTAGGCATTGCAAATCAACCATCATATTTAAAGGATATTGATATTCCTGGAGATAAAATTGTTTTTGGAGATTTCAATATAAAATTTTTGGTTGATGAAGATTTGGAAAATTATAATACGATTCAAAATTGGATTCGTGGACTTGGATATCCAGAAAAATTAAGTCAGTTTTCAGATTTGAATAATTCTGATGCATATGGTGGAGCAAATTATGTACAAAAAGGTTTAAACATTTATTCTGATGCGACCCTACAAATTTTAAAAAGTAGTCAAATTGCAAATTTTCAAATTAAATTTAATGATTTATTTCCATATAGTTTGAGCACTCTTACATTTGATGCAACTCAAACAGATATTCAATACTTTACAGCAGACGTAGGTTTCAAGTATACTATCTACAATATACTTGATTTGAGTGGAAATCCACTATGAGCATTGATCTTGATAAAATTCAAGAAATGTGGGAAAAAGATTCAAAAATAGATCCGGATAATTTACATACTGAATCTTTGAATATCCCAGTTCTTCACGCAAAATATTTTGATTTGTATAATACAATTTTTCTTTTAAGAAAAAAAGCAGAACAACAAAAAAGAAATATTCGACACGAAAGATATGAATATTACTCCGGAAAATCTGATCCAGAAATTTATGTAGAAAATCCCTTTCCCAAAAAGATTCGGGATAAAGATACTATGCAAAAGTATCTTGATGCAGATGAAAAACTTTCATCCGTGTGTTTAAAAATAGATTATTACGATACAATGCTTACTTACATTGAAAGCATTCTCAAAATGATACAAAACAGAACATATCAAATTAAAAATTCAATTGAGTTTATGAGATTTAATGCTGGACTGGGGTAAATAAATATTCATAGATGAATGAAGATGTGTGAGTGATAGAACAGCAAATCTTGTAATATCAAAATCAAACGAAGTATTTCTTAAAATTAAGACAGAACCTCATATCGAATATGAGTTAAGAGATCATTTTAAGTTTGATGTTCCAAATGCAAAATTTATGCCACAGTATCGTGGTAGAAATTGGAATGGAGAAATTCATTTATATGATATGAGATCCAAGCAAATCTATGTTGGATTGTTGGATAAAATTGTTTCTTTTTGTAAGCAATATAATTACACTTACGAATTTGAAGAGAATAAATTCTACGGACAACCTTTTGAGATTAATGAAGAAATATCTTTAGAGGGTGTTAAAGGTTATATGCAATCTATTTGCGTTCATACACCTCGTTCGTATCAAGTAGAGGGAGTATACGATGCTCTAAGACATAATCGAAAGCTATTAATAAGTCCCACTGCATCAGGCAAATCTCTGATGATTTATTCGTTAGTGAGATACTACGTAGATAGGAACGAAAAAATACTTTTAGTTGTTCCCACGACAAGTTTGGTAGAACAAATGTATAAGGACTTTCAGGATTATGGTTGGGATGCTGAGTCATATTGTCACCGCATTTATTCTGGGAGAGAGAAAACAAATGAATATCCAGTTACCATTACAACCTGGCAATCTGTATATAAACTGGAACGTTCATTTTTTGAAGAGTATGGTGTCATTATAGGTGATGAAGCTCATTTATTCAAGAGCAAATCACTTATTGAAATTATGACTAAACTTCATCACGCAAAATATCGTTTTGGTTTTACTGGAACTTTAGATGGAACACAAACTCATAAATGGGTACTTGAGGGATTATTTGGTCCATCATACAAAGTTACAAAAACTGATGAGTTAATGAGGCAAGGGCATTTATCACAACTTGATATTCGTTGTCTTGTACTTAAACACCCACCACAAAAATTTGAAACTTATGAGGATGAAATTCAATATTTAATATCTCACGAAAAAAGAAACAAATTCATTCAAAATCTTGCTTTAGATCTAAAAGGAAATACTTTGATTCTTTTTTCCAGAGTAGAAGCACACGGAGCAATACTCTATGAAAATATAAATAAAAATAAGCGAGATGACCGTAAAGTATTTTTTGTACACGGTGGTGTTGATGCTGAAGAAAGAGAATTAGTTAGGGAGATTACTGAAAGAGAGAATAATGCAATCATTGTTGCTTCTTATGGAACTTTTTCTACTGGTATCAACATTAAAAACCTCCATAATGTTATCTTTGCCTCTCCAAGTAAATCAAGAGTCCGTAATCTTCAAAGTATTGGACGAGTTCTTAGAAAAGGAAAAGACAAAGTAAAAGCAACTTTATATGATATTGCTGATGATTGTTCATATAAGTCAAGAAAAAATTATACTTTAAATCATCTCATTGAAAGAATCAAAATCTATAATGAAGAAAATTTCAATTATGAGATAATCACAATTCAATTAAAGCAATGATAGAAGAAGATTTTTATGCGACAGTTAAATTAAAAACCGGAGAGGAAATCTTCGCAAAAGTAGCAGCTTCTGCAGAAGAAGATAGAACTATGCTAATTGTTTCAAATCCTGTAATTATATCCGAAATTAAAAGTAGTAAATTGGGAGTAGTTGGATATAAATTGGAACCTTGGTTAAAAACAACAAGTGAAGATTTATTTATTATAAAATTGGAAGATGTGCTTACAATGACTGAATCCTCTGATATTGAAATGATAGTGGTTTATCAAAACTATCTTAGACAATCAAAGAAAGAAGGAAATAATTCAAAAATTAATCGTAGAATGGGATATTTGGCAAATGTTAATGATGCTAAAGAAATATTAGAAAAGATCTTTAAGGGTAGCTAATACAATCCTTTTAACCCTGACAAAGGTTATTGTACACACTTTCAAACACCTTGTCAAGCACATATGAAAGTGTTATAATATCTACATAATAATGATAAGAATTTATGATAACCACAGCAATTATGACCAAGAGAAAAAGGTCAGAGCATTACGTCAATAACAAAGAGTTTCTTGCTGCTCTAATTAAGTATCGTGAGGATGTTGAGATTGCTCGTCTTCAAGATAAACCCAAGCCAGTTATTCCTCGTTATGTTGGAGAATGCTTTCTTAAGATTGCAAATCATCTCTCCTTCAAACCTAACTTCGTAAACTATATGTTTAAGGAAGATATGATTTCTGATGGGATTGAGAATTGTGTGCAGTACATTCATAATTTCAATCCAGAGAAGTCCCAGAACCCTTTTGCATACTTCACTCAAATTATTCACTATGCATTTCTCCGTCGTATTCAGAGAGAGAAGCGTCAACTAGAAATCAAAAATAAAATTCTTGAAAGGTCTGGGTTCTCGGAAGTATTTGAGGACAATAGCCTTGACGGATCCAACTACAGCGACTACAACTCTATAAAAGATAACGTCCATTCTAAGTTGCGTTATTAATAAAATAGTTTTATAATATAAATAACAGTATGATTATCGTGTGATTAATGTCCAAAACTAATGCACAAAAAGAAGCAAAAGAAAATGGTCTAACCCATTATATTTCTCAACGTCCATGTAAAAGATGTGGTGGACATCAAAGATATGCTGTTAGTGGTTGTTGTTCTAATTTAGAATGTAGAAGAACATATGAAAAGGAATGGACAAAAAATAATCCAGAAAAAAGACATTTATATAATAAGAAAAGGAGATTGAAAGCAAATTTTAATTTGTCTTGTGAAGAATATGATAAAATGTATGAGCAACAAAATAGGGGATGTGCTATTTGTGGTGCAGAAAAAAGTGAGATGGGAAGAATATTGGCGGTAGACCATAATCATTCTACAGGAAAGATAAGAGGATTATTGTGCAATAAATGTAATCAAGGTTTAGGATTTTTTAATGACAGTGTTGACTTGTTGCAATCTGCTGTGGTATACTTGAATTCAAATATATAAAACCATGCAAATTGCAATTATTACAGACACTCATTACGGTGCTCGTAAAAATTCTAAACTTTTTCATGATTATTTTAAAAAGTTTTATGATAATGTTTTTTTTCCGACAATAGATGAAAAAGGAATTAAAACAATTGTTCATATGGGAGACGCTTTTGATAGTCGTAAAGGTATTGATTTTTCTGCCCTATCTTGGGCTAAAGATAATATTTTTGATCCCATAAAGCAAAGAGGTATCAATTTACATTTAATTGTTGGTAACCATGATAGTTACTATAAGAATACTAACGAAGTAAATGCTGTGGATTTGTTGCTTCGTGAGTATGATAATGTAACTGTATATTCTGAACCAATAGAAGTTAAACTTGATAAATTGAATGTTCTTTTTATACCTTGGATTAACCAAGAAAATGAAGAGAATACTCTCAAGATGATTCAAAAGTCATCATCCAAATGTGCGATGGGACACCTTGAACTTCAAGGATTTAGAGTCAATAAACAACTTGTGATGGAACACGGGTTGGAAAGTAAAGTTTTTGATAAATTTAAACTTGTTTTCTCAGGACATTATCATACTCGTTCTGATAATGGAACAGTTTTTTATCTAGGAAATCCATATGAAATGTTCTGGAATGATGTAAATGATGAACGGGGATTTCATATTTTTGATACAGAAACTTTAGAAAAAACTGCAATCAATAATCCTTATCGTTTGTTCTATAACATTTATTATGAGGACACTGATTATCAAACTTTTGATACAAGAGAATATGAGAACAAAATTGTAAGAATTATTGTTCGTAAGAAAACAGATCTTAAAAAGTTTGAAAAATTTATTGATAAATTATATGCTTCCAGTATTGCAGAACTCAAAATTATTGAAAACTTTGCAGTTCCAGAACTTGAAGATTTTGAGGCATTTGAATCTGAAGATACTTTATCAATTTTGAATAGGTATATTGAAGAAGCAGAAATTAATCTTGATAAATCAATCGTTCAAAAAATGATTCAAGAAATTTATCAAGAAGCTTGTGAGTTAGTCTAATGTTTATTCTAACAATTAATGGTAGAGAGAAAGAAGGTGCCTATTCGGTAACTGACGATGATGGGGAGCAAATCATCTATCTATTTGAGGAAGAGGATGATGCTATAAGATATGCTATGATGTTAGAGGAAGATGGATATCCTGAAATGCACGTGATTGAAATCGAAGATGAAGTTATGATAAAGACTTGTGAAATGCACGATTACAAATACACTGTAATTACTGCAAATGATATTGTAATTCCTCCTGAAACTGATTATGATCTTATTTAAAACGATACGGTGGAAGAATTTTCTTTCAACTGGCAATCAATACACTGAAATTGATTTTACTCAAAATTCTACCAATTTAATTATTGGTACTAATGGTGCTGGAAAAAGCACAGTTCTTGATGCTCTTACTTTTTCTTTGTTTGGAAAACCTTTTCGTAAAATTAATAAACCTCAACTTGTTAATACAGTAAATGAAAAAGATTGTAAAGTTGAAGTTGAGTTTTCAATAGGTAATGTTGATTGGAAAGTTGTAAGAGGAATTAAACCTACCATTTTTGAAATTTGGAGAAATGGTGCTGCTCTGGATCAGTCTTCTGCTGCACTGGATCAACAAAAATGGTTGGAGCAAAACGTTCTTAAAATGAACTATAAGTCTTTCACTCAAATTGTAATTTTGGGTAGTAGTACTTTTGTTCCTTTTATGCAGCTTCCAGCTGCTCATCGTCGTGAAGTGATTGAAGATTTGCTTGACATCAAAATCTTTTCTTCTATGAATGTTTTGATTAAAGAAAAGATTCGTTTGCTTAGAGACGACATTAAAGTTTTGGAACTTAAAAAAGAATCTTTTCTTGATAAAGTTCAAATGCAACAAAACTTTATTGAAGAACTTGAAAACCGTGGAAATGCCAATATTAATGCCAATAAAGAAAAAATTGCCAATTTAGATTCTGAGATTGGTAATTATATGGAAGAAAACTCTTCTTTAGAAGAACCTCTCCGTGAACATATTCGTGGGCAAGATAAGATTACTGGATATGCAGAGAAACTTCGTAAGTTGGTAAATCTTAAAGGTAAGATATCACAGAAAGTTTCTACGATTAGTGAAGAGCATAAGTTTTTTACAGAAAATACGGTGTGCCCTACTTGCACACAGGAAATTGATGATGGGTTCAGAATAAATAAGATTGAAGACGCTCAAAATAAAGCAAAAGAGTTGCAATCTGGTTATCAAGAACTGGAGGATGCAATTAAAGAGGAGGAAAGGCGAGAGCGTCAATTCACTTCTTTGTCAAAGGAAATTAAAAAACTTACAGATGGGATTTCTCAAAACAACATTAAAATTTCTGGGTGCAGAAGACAAATCAAAGATCTTGAATTTGAAATTCAAAGAATTGCCGAAAACTTGGAAAATAGAAATACTGAGCATGAGAAGTTAGAATCCTTTAAAGATAATTTAAAAATCACTTATGATGATCTTGCTTCTAAAAAAGATCAAATTAACTATTACGATTTTACTTATAGTTTGTTGAAAGACAGTGGAGTAAAGTCTAAGATCATCAAGAAGTATCTTCCTTTGATTAACCAACAAGTCAATCGTTATCTTCAAATGATGGACTTTTATATCAACTTTACTCTTGATGAAGAGTTTAATGAAACAGTGCAGTCACCAATTCACGAAGATTTCTCTTATGCTTCCTTTAGTGAAGGTGAAAAAATGAGAATTGATTTATCACTTCTTTTTACTTGGAGAGAAGTTGCAAGAATGAAGAATTCTGTAAATACGAATCTCCTAATTATGGATGAGGTGTTTGATAGTTCACTTGACGGATTTGGAACGGAAGAGTTTCTTAAAATTATTCGTTATGTAATTAAAGATGCTAATATTTTTGTCATTTCTCATAAAACGGGATTAGAGGACAAATTTGAAAGTGTTATAAAGTTTGAAAAAGTCAAAGGTTTTAGTAGGATGGTTGTATAAGTGGCACAAGAAAAAGACTGGGTAGATAAATTTGTTGATAGGATAGGAGAATGGTTGGATTCACTCACAGAAAAAGATGAACACTCCAAACTGGCAACACAACTCTGGGAAACCCCAGAAAAGAAAACTGAAACCACAAGCACTGAGGCAAGCTAAAGCAAGACTTGCCCAGTTCAAAAAGCGTCATATGGGTCGTCCAAAAGGCGACCTTTCGTCGTATTATAGGTTCATACGAAAAGAAACTAATGCCTGTCCGCCACGAAATCAAATCTCAACTTGCCAAACTGCTTGCCACTGAAGATTTGGTGGTTGAGCACAAGAAAGTTTCTACTGCTTGTTTTAATGTTCATACTCGTGTGCTGACCTTGCCTCTCTGGGAAAAGGCAAGTAACACTGTATATGACTTGCTTGTTGGGCATGAAGTTGGTCACGCATTGTTTACTCCAGATGAGGACTGGACTGAAACAGTAAAAATTCCTCCTCAGTTTGTGAATGTAGTGGAAGATGCCCGTATTGAGAAACTAATGAAACGTAAATATATGGGACTTGCAAAAACTTTTTTTAATGGGTATAAAGAACTAAATGGTGAAGATTTTTTCCAATTAGAAGATCAAGATATTTCTAAGTTTAATCTTGCTGACCGAGCAAATCTTTATTTTAAGATTGGTAATTTTGTAAAGTTAGATTTTAATACCAAAGAAAAAGAAATCATTAATCTGATTTCTTCTGCAGAATCCTTTGCTGAAGTTTTGATTGCTGCAGAAGAACTTTATAATTTCTGTAAAAAAGAAAAGGAGCAACAACAAAAAGTTGCCGATTTTGATTCCCATGAACTGCAAGGAGATTCTCAGTCTTCTTCAAGTGAAGTTGTGGAGACCGATAACTCCTCTTCTGAAGAGGATGGTGGGAGTAATAACTCACAACCAAATCCTGATGAATCTTACGGTGGGACTGCTCAAGGTGATGAAATTAAAAATACTTCTGATATTGTTGAGGAAGAACCTGAAGTTCGTACTGCAGATTCTCTGGAGGATAAAATTCGTGATTTGGTAAATTACGATGGTTATGAAAATGTTTATGTTGAGATTCCTCAAGTAAATCTTGATACTGTGATCGGCAAAAATGCAGATGTTCATAAGGACATTGATGCGTCCTTTGATCATCAACAAAAAAAGCACAATGAGATGTGCGATGACCGTAAGTGGGATCGTGTGAATCTTTTTCAACATACTGATGAAGATTATAAAAAGTTTAAACTTTCCTCACAAAAAGAAGTTAATTATTTGGTGAAAGAATTTGAATGCCGCAAGGCAGCAGATTCTTATGCTCGTGCGACCATTGCTCGTACAGGTGTTCTTGATACTGCTCGCCTTCATTCTTACAAATATACGGAAGATTTGTTCAAGAAAGTTTCTGTGATTCCTGATGGTAAAAATCACGGATTGATTTTTATTTTGGATTGGAGCGGTTCTATGGCAAGTGTCATTCAAGACACCTGCAAACAACTTTTTAATCTTGTTTGGTTTTGTAAAAAAGTTGCGATTCCTTTTGAAGTTTATGCTTTTACAAATGAATGGCGTCGTGGTGAATATGATTACGAAACTCAAACTTATAGTCCAGCTGATCGAACTTCTCATTATGAAGCAAAGGAAGGATTGATTCATGTTGAAGAATCATTTGCTTTGATGAATCTTCTTACCAGTAAAGTTTCTGGTAAAGAGTTGGAACATCAAATGCTTAATGTTTGGCGTCTTGCTGTTTGTTTCGGAGATTCTTATCGTGCTCAATACACATATTCAAATCGTTTGGCTCTTTCTGGAACTCCTTTGAATGAAGCATTGATGACTCTTCATCAAATTCTTCCCAAGTTTCAAAAAGAAAATAAACTTCAAAAAGTTCAATGCATTGTGCTGACTGATGGTGAGGCAAATTATCCTCCATATCATGTAGAAATCAAACGTGGATATGATTCTGATTCTTATATTGGCACTCGTGGTATTAATCCAGATAAAACTTTTCTTCGGGATCGTAAACTTGGCATCACCTATAAGTTTGATTATGGGTATCATCAATTTACTGAGGTTCTTCTTCGTAACCTGAAAGATAAGTTTTCTTCAGTAAACTTTATTGGTATTCGTGTTCTTGAAGGACGTAATGCAAATCGTTTCATTAGCCTTTATCACAATCAAAGTGATAAGCAATATGAAGTGATTCAAAATGATTGGAAGAAACTGAAAAGTTTTATCATCACCAACTCTGGATATGATGCTTATTTTGGACTTTCTTCTTCTGCACTTTCTCAAGATGCAGAGTTTGATGTTGCTGATGATGCCACTAAATCTCAAATCAAATCTGCGTTTGTTAAATCTCTAAAAACTAAAAAATTGAATAAAAAGGTTCTTGGGGAGTTTATTTCTCTTGTTGTCTAAATACCTAAAAAGTATCTGCTCATATGAAAACTTTTAAGGAATTTATGGTAGAGTGTCATTCTATTCAAGAAACTTCTCTTACTCGTGTGATGAGAAAATCTCAAAAAGGTGGAATGGCAATTATGTCTGCTCAAAGAGGAGATAAATCAAAAGCAGAAAATAAAGCACGTTCAAAACAACTTGAAAAAGATGTAAGAGGTGCTGGACTTCCTGGGACTACTAAAGTTTCCGGTAGATATACTGAAAATCCTGGAACTTCCCAAGAGAAAAAGGTAGGAGAGAAATCTCATATTATTACTCCCGGTAAAAAAGGTAAGAGGAAGTTTAAAAAGGCAATTGAAAAACTTGGTAGAAAGTACAATCAGGATTCAGTTTTGATTCAACGCAAACCTGGTGGAAGTTCTACTCTCAAAGGGACTTCTAAAACATCTTGGCCCGGACAGGGAAAGAATGTTAAAATAGGTAGTATGAAACCAGGTAGAACTGGTGAGTTTGATACTAAAGTCAAAAACAAAACATTTACAGTCGAACCTTAAAATGAAATCCAAATTCCCACTTGAACACGTTGTTAAAGTTGATACTAAAGAAGTTTGGGTGCTGTGCCAAAGTTCAATTACTGCTATGGGCGTTCCTGCTATGGTTGAAAGATATTATCCTGGATATAAAGGACATATTGGCAGCACTGAGTATCTTGAGAAACTCAGGAACCAATTGGCAAACTGACCACGGGGGGTCTTGGTGACCCCTTTTTTGTTTTATAATGACTTCAGTTGAAACAAACAACCTGATTATGCCTCGCACTCAAATGACCGACGATCAAATCCTTAACGATCTTAAAAACACCTTTGGTACTGAGTTTATTGCTGCCGATGTTCGTGGGTATTGTGCTTCTAAAAATGTTTCGTATCAAACTGTAACGAAGCGTCTTGAACCATTTAAAGTTGGTCGTGGAAAGTGGAATCTTGAAGTCACTCAACAAAAAGTTGAAGAAATCGAACGTACTTTTCAAGCTCCTGCTGTGATTCCTCCTGTAGAACAAACACTCATTCCTGAAAAAGATGATACCTTTGTCAAGTTTGGTAACTTTAATGATATTAAAAAGATTATTCAGTCCCGTCTTTTTTATCCTACGTTTATCACGGGTCTTTCGGGTAATGGTAAAACGTTCAGTGTTGAGCAAGCTTGTGCTCAGTTGGGTCGTGAACTGATTCGTGTCAACATTACTATTGAGACTGACGAGGATGATCTAATCGGCGGTTTTCGTCTTGTGAATGGTGAAACTGCTTGGCATAACGGTCCAGTTATTGAATCCCTTGAGCGTGGTGCAATTTTGCTGTTGGATGAAATTGACCTTGCTTCTAACAAGATTCTGTGTCTGCAATCTGTTTTGGAAGGTAAAGGTGTCTTCCTAAAGAAGATCGGTCGTTTTGTAAAACCTGCTGCTGGTTTTAACGTTATTGCTACTGCAAACACCAAAGGTAAGGGTTCGGACGACGGTCGTTTTATTGGCACCAATGTGCTCAACGAAGCATTCCTTGAAAGGTTTCCCGTAACCTTTGAACAATCCTATCCTGCTCCTTCTGTTGAACAAAAAATTCTTGAAGGTATTGCTCTGGATCTTGGTGTGGAAGACCGTGACTTCTGCAAGCGGTTGGTTGATTGGGCAGATATCATCCGCAAAACCTTCTACGATGGTGGTATTGAGGAAATCATCAGCACCCGTCGTCTGGTCCATATCATCCGTGCATACAGCATCTTTCAAGATAAGGCAAAGGCAATCCAAGTGTGTGTGAACCGTTTTGATGAAGAAACCAAGCAAGCATTTCTTGAACTCTATGATAAAGTAGATGCTGACTTCCAAATGCCCACAGATTCCACAGAAGCAAAAGTTGCAGAAGCATTTGCATCTGACGAAGTATTCTGATAGAATATACTGAGGTAAACGTGCCTCCTCTTTTTGTTTTTTACTATGAAATCTATGTCCGAAAATTTTGAAAGCACTTATGAAAGTTCAACTCCCAATCAAGACTTTTGGGAAAATGATGGTATTAGTTTGACTGGAAATCCTTATTATCCGTCAGACAGTATTGTTTTTACAGGTTCTCATCTTCCTGGTGGTCTTGGGGAAGATCATATTTCATTTAATACTTCTCCTACCTTTAGTGTTAAGATATCAGATAATAACTTTTGGAAATTTGGTGAAAATAAAACACTAAAGGCAGTCGAAGACTATATTAAGAGTACTTATAATTCTCATTACGCATCGGAGAATTCAAAAGTTCAAGTTCTTGATATTATTGATGCAATTGGTGATGGTGTTCCTTTTTGTCGAGATAATCTCATCAAATATTCTTCTCGTTTTGGTAAAAAAGATGGAATGTCTAAACTTGATGCATTGAAGATTATTCATTACGGCATTCTTCTTTATAACTTTGCTGGATTTAATAATGAAACTGCGAAATCAAACTATGAAACTTTCTGATAAGACTCTCTCTGTTCTAAAAAACTTTTCTTCAATCAATCAATCCATTCTTTTTAAGCAGGGAAATAAACTTCGCACAATCAGTGTGATGAAGAATATTCTTGCAGAGGCAACCATTTCAGAAGAGTTTTCTACTGATTTTGGTATCTATGATTTGAATCAGTTTCTCAATGGGTTGAATTTACATAAAACTCCAGAACTAGATTTTAGTAATGCTGGATATGTGGTTATCAAAGAAGGAAAGTCTCGTTCTAAGTACTTCTTTGCTGATCCCAATGTAATCATTACCCCTCCAGATAAAGCAATTAATCTTCCTAGTGAAGATGTTTGTTTTGAGTTAAGCACTGAGCAACTTGACAAACTTTTGAAAGCTGCTGCAGTCTATCAACTTCCAGATATTTCTGCTGTTGGTGAAGCAGGTGTTGTGAAACTGGTTGTTCGTGACAAAAAGAATGACACTTCAAATGATTTTTCAATTGTCGTTGGTGAAACAAATTCTGAGTTTGTTTTCAACTTCAAAGTAGAGAATATTAAGATTCTTCCTGGAACTTATGAAGTAGTTGTGTCACAAAAACTTTTATCACGATTTACTTCTAAGAACCACGATCTCTGCTATTATATTGCTCTGGAACCTGATTCTACATTTGGATGAATATTTTTGTTACAAACCAATTTCCTGCTGAAAGTGCTATTTGTCTTCCCGACAAACACATAGTTAAAATGCCACTTGAGTGTTGCCAGATGTTATCCATCGTGGCATCCAAGTGGTATCACAATTATGGTCCAGTTCATAAAGCAGATGGCAATCCCTACGCAACTGAAAAAGGTGCTTTTCGTAATCACCCTTGTACTCAGTGGGCAGCAAAAACAATTGATAATGCTTATTGGTTAATCAAATGGGGAATGAATCTCTGTGACGAATATTCTATTCGTTATGGTAAGACTCATTCGTGCTATAATACTCTTTTGGAGGCATACTATTTGTTTCCAAAAGGAAAATTAACAAATGTAACTCCATTTGCTCGTGCTATGCCCGATGAATGGAAATATGATAATACTATTGATACATTTGAGGCATACAAAAGATATATTGCATCTAAATCCTGGGTTGCATCCAATTATCTTCGTATGCCCGAACGCAAACCATCTTGGGTCTAAATTATGGCAAGTGATTTTCTTTTTGTGGAAAAATATCGTCCTCAAGTGATTGATGACTGCATTCTTCCTGATGAAACTAAAAAAACATTTAAGGAGTTCGTTGAGAAAGGAGAGATTCCAAATCTTCTTCTTGCTGGACCTCCTGGCATTGGTAAAACAACCATTGCAAAGGCATTATGTAATGAGTTAGGAGCAGATTTTTATGTCATTAATGGATCCGACGAAGGACGTTTCTTGGATACTGTACGGAACCAGGCAAAAAACTTTGCTTCGACCGTTTCACTTACGGGATCTTCTAAACACAAAGTCATCATCATCGATGAGGCTGATAACACAGGAAACGACGTTCAACTCCTTCTACGGGCAAATATTGAGGCATTTTATAACAACTGCCGATTCATCTTCACCTGTAACTACAAAAACAAAATCATTGAACCCCTTCATTCTCGATGTGCAGTCATTGACTTTACTATCAAAGGAAAGCAAAAAGCACAACTTGCAGGATCATTTTTCAAGAGACTCCAAACGATTTTGGATCAGGAAAAGATTGAGTATGATCCAAAAGTTCTTGCGGAGTTGGTATCGAAACACTTCCCAGACTTCCGTAGAGTCCTCAATGAGTGTCAAAGATATTCTGCGGGAGGAAAAATTGACTCGGGAATTCTTGCATCTTTCTCAGACATCTCTGTAAATGAACTTCTTAAGAATCTTAAGGAAAAGAACTTCACTGAAGTACGTAAATGGGTTGTATCCAATCTTGATAATGACAGTGGTGTTATTCTTCGTAGGGTTTATGATGCACTTTACGACTCAGTTGTTCCAGGTTCTATTCCTGCTGCTGTTCTTATTATTGCTAAGTATCAATATCAGATTGCCTTTGTTGCGGATCAAGAAATTAATCTTTTGGCGGCATTGACTGAAATTATGTGTGAGGTTGAGTTTAAATGAGTATAAAAACTTTCCCGTTGAAAACTTGTCTTCGTTATCCTGGGGGCAAATCCAAAGCAACTAAAACCCTTGCTCCCTGGTATCCTGAAGATTTTAAGGAATATCGAGAACCTTTCATTGGAGGTGGATCCGTTGCCTTCTATACAACTCAAGCATATCCAGATGTACCAATTTGGATTAATGATTTGTATATTCCTCTTTATAATTTTTGGGTTCAACTTCGTGATAATGGTGAAGAACTTTCAGAGATTTTGAAAGAAATTAAAACTAAAGTTTCTGACTTTGGAACTCAGGATGAAAAAGATGCGGCACATAAAGAACTCTTCAATCAAACTAAAGTTGACATCAATGTCCAAGATGGTTTAGATAGGGCAGCAAGTTTTTTTATCTTAAACAAATGTAGTTTTTCTGGACTGACTGAAAACAGTACGTTTTCTCCAACTGCATCTCGTTCTAACTTTTCTTTTATTGGTATTGAGAAACTAAAACAATATTCAAAACTTATGAAAGATTGGAAGATTACAAATATTGATTATTCTGAGGTTATGAATGCTTCTGGAAAAGATGTTTTTGTGTTTTTAGATCCACCTTATGACATTAAAGATTTTCTCTATGGAAAAAATAGGGAGATGCACAAATCATTCGATCACGAACTTTTTGCTCAAAATGTTTATAAGTGTCCTCATAAGTTTATGATTACTTATAATGTAAATGATAGACTTTTGGAACTATATAAAGACTATCATCTACGTGAATGGAAGTTGAGATATTCAATGGCACACAGGGGAGAAAGGGGAACTGATGAAAATGTAAAAACAGAACTTTTAGTTACGAATTATCCCACAGAAAAAACTAATCCTTTGGAGATTGCTCTTTATGTCTGAACTCAAGGATTGGTTAAATTCAATTAACTTTACAAAAGAAGATCTCTCAGAAAATATTAAAGATTATTCTCCATATATTATCAATCGTTGTTTGTCTGGTCATATTGATTGCCTAATGTATGCAAATGAGATGAATATTGCGCATTATCTTGATAAAGATATGCAATATTCATTTTATCTAAATAGTCTAAGGAAAAAGAAGAGATTTTCTCCCTGGCTCCGAAAGGATAAAGTCACAGACTTAGAATGTATAAAACAATACTATGGATATAGTAATGAAAAAGCATCACAAGCTCTGAAAATCCTGACAAAAGAACAAATCAACTTTATTAAACAACGACTTGACATTGGAGGATCAAAATGACTACTACGGTAGAACCTACTGTTAATTGGTCTCAAGACCAAATGGTGGAGGTAATTCTTAATGAACCTGATGACTTTCTGAAAGTCCGTGAGACTTTAACCCGCATCGGAGTTGCATCAAGAAAGGAGAAAAAACTTTATCAATCTTGTCATATTCTTCACAAGCAAGGTAGATATTATATTGTCCACTTTAAAGAATTGTTTGCTTTAGATGGTAAACACGCAAACCTTACTGTAAATGATGTTCAAAGACGTAATCGTATTGTTCGTCTTCTTGCTGATTGGGGATTGATTACTGTTGTTAAAGAAGATAGTGTTACTGATATTGCCCCTCTAAATCAAATCAAAGTTCTTGCTTATAAAGATAAGGGAGATTGGATTTTGGAGCAAAAGTATAATATCGGCAAGAAAGGTAAAGGGCAAGAAACCGAATAAAAAAGTGCGGGAAATAACATCCCGATTTTTTTATGATCTTGTATAATTAATAGTGGATGCCGTAAGGGTCCACACAACACAAACTCGCTTTTAAAGGAGCTACCATAATGACTAACCTTGTCCCATCACGATTTACTGCGTCGGATCTTCCTGCCCTGATGGATAGGATCACACGCAACAGCATTGGAATGGATGAATATTTTGATCGTATTTTTAGTCTTCACGAAACTTCAACAAACTATCCACCTTATAATCTTGTTCAAGTTAGTAATGTAGAATCACGACTTGAACTTGCACTTGCTGGATTTAAAAAAAAGGAAGTCTATGTCTACACTCAAGATGGTAAACTCTTCGTTGAAGGTCAGAAGGAAGATAAAGAAACGCAATCAAACTATCTCCACAAGGGTCTGGCTCAACGGTCATTTACACGTTCCTGGACGCTCTCTGATGATACGGAAGTTAGATCAGTTGATTTTGAGGATGGTCTTTTGACTATTACTCTTGGTAGAATTGTTCCTGATCACCATAAACGAAAAGATTATCTCTAAATAAAATAAAAAAATGAAAACTTTTCTCCAGTATCTTGAAGAATTAAAAGTAATTGGATATAAGATGGCAAAACCTCATTTGGGGTTACCTAAAGGAAAAGCATATGCGAAGAGATCGTCTTCAAGTGCTGGTGGAAGTGGTGGTAATGGAAATGGGGACTAAATATAATTGAATATCGTCGGCGCTATGCCACGGGAGGTAACTGGCAAAATCCAGTTGACACCTCCCATTTTTATTGCTAAAATGATTAAAGGTATGGAGTAAAGATGACAATTAAACTTTTACTTTTAAAGTCAGGGGAAGATATTATTTCTGACATTAAAGAAATGGTTATTGGTGAAGATGAAGACCGTAGAGTGGTTGGATATTTTCTTAACAAACCGTGCTTAGTTAAGATGAGAGATCCAAGTCTTCTTGTCGAAGAAAGCACTGAAGAACAAAAGAAAGCAGCATATCAAGTTTCTCTCTATCCTTGGATGCCTCTCTCTAAAGACTCAGTTATTCCAGTTGCTGCTGATTGGGTAGTAACAATTGTAGAGCCTATTGTTAAACTTTCTGAAATGTACGTGGAGGACGTGTTATCTCGTGGAACAGAAAACGATCAAAATTCTAGCACTGCTGAACAATCAAATTCTGATAACTCAGATTGAAGAAGTTGGTGCTGATATTGGAGAACCCGATTGTAAACTTATTAATCCATTTGTGATAAAAAAGGAAAATGGATATGACCCAATATTAGAACCATTTCTTTGTGGTTATACAAAACAAAATACATTTATGATGAGTTCGGATAAGATTCTTACTCTTGCAGATCCGACACCAACCCTTCTTGAAAAATATGAGGATTTGATTAAAGAATGACACAAAGCTTTTATACTAATGTTCAATTGATTGGAAATCAATTTTTGGTTCGTGGAGTAGAGAATGGTAAAAGATTTGAAACGAGAGATGAGTTTTTTCCTACTCTCTTTGTAAAAACTAAAAGGGATTCTAAGTATAGAACATTAAGTGGTGAAGCAGTAGAACCAATTAATCCCGGAACTGTAAGGGATTGTCGTGAGTTTTATAAAAAATATGATGAAGTTGATGGATTTGAAATCTATGGAAATGATCGTTACATCTATCAATATATTTCAGAAAAATATCCAGAAGATGAAATCAAGTTTGATATCAGTAAAATCAAACTCGTAACTTTGGACATTGAGGTTGCTTCTGAGCAAGGATTCCCCGATGTTGAATCTTGTTCAGAAGAAATTCTTGCAATCACTATTCAGGATTATGCAACTAAAAAAATCATCACTTGGGGGTCTAAACCTTTTAAAAACACCCGCAGTGATGTAACATATCACCACTGTCCAAGTGAATATGAACTTTTAAACAACTTCATTCATTACTGGATGGTAGATGTTCCAGATGTAATTACTGGATGGAATATTCAGTTTTATGATATTCCTTATATCTGCAAAAGACTAAATCGTGTTCTTGGTGAAAAACTAATGAAACGAATGTCTAATTGGGGACTTGTGACTGAAGGTGAAGTTTTCATTAATGGAAGAAAACATACTACCTTTGATGTGGGTGGGTTGACTCAACTTGATTATCTTGATCTCTATAAGAAGTTTACTTATAAAGCACAGGAATCATATCGTCTTGACTACATTGCTGAAGTTGAACTTGGGCAAAAGAAACTGGATCACTCTGAGTTTGATACCTTTAAAGATTTCTACACTCAGGGTTGGCAAAAGTTTATTGAATATAACATCGTTGACGTAGAACTTGTTGACCGTTTGGAAGACAAGATGAAATTGATTGAACTTGCTTTGACGATGGCATATGACGCAAAAGTCAACTATGCTGATGTGTTTTATCAAGTTCGTATGTGGGATAATATTATTTACAACTATCTCAAGAAAAGAGATATTGTAATCCCACCAAAAAATAAATCTCAAAAGAATGAGAAGTATGCTGGTGCTTATGTAAAAGAACCCAAACCAGGTAAGTATGATTGGGTTGTTAACTTTGACTTAAACTCACTGTATCCTCACTTGATTATGGAGTTTAATATCAGTCCAGAAACTCTTGTTGATGAAAGACATCCAACGATTACTGTAGATAAGATTCTCAATCAAGAACTTACTTTTGAGATGTACAAGGACTATGCTGTCTGTGCAAATGGTGCAATGTTCCGTAAAGATGTTCGTGGATTTCTTCCCGAACTAATGGAAAAAATGTATCAGGATCGTGTCATCTTTAAAAATAAGATGATCGAAGCAAAGAAACAATACGAAAAGAAAAAGACGAAGGAACTTGAAAAGGAAATTGCTAGATGTAATAATATTCAAATGGCAAAAAAGATTTCTTTGAACTCTGCTTATGGTGCGATTGGTAATCAGTATTTTCGTTATTATAAACTTGAAAATGCTGAAGCAATCACCTTAAGTGGGCAAGTCGCAATTCGTTGGATTGAAAGTAAGATGAATGCTTACTTGAATAAACTTCTTAAAACAGATGATGTTGATTATGTTATTGCTTCAGATACTGACTCCATTTATCTTAATATGGGCCCTCTGGTTGAAACTGTATACAAGGGAAGAGAGAAAACTACTCAGGGCATTGTTTCGTTCCTTGATAAGATCTGTAAAGTGGAACTTGAAAAGTATATTGAAGGTTGCTACCAAGAATTGGCTTCGTATGTAAATGCTTATGACCAAAAGATGCAGATGAAACGAGAGAATATTGCTGATCGTGGAATCTGGACTGCCAAGAAACGATACATTCTGAATGTCTGGGATAGTGAAGGTGTTCGTTATGAAGAACCTAAACTCAAGATGATGGGCATAGAAGCAGTCAAATCGTCTACACCTGCACCTTGTCGCAAGATGATTAAGGATGCTCTTAAGTTGATGATGAGTGGAACTGAGGATGAAGTCATTGATTTCATTGAAAATTCACGAAAACAGTTTAAACAGCTTCCACCAGAACAGATTGCATTCCCAAGAACAGCATCTGATGTTCAAAAATATCAATCATCTTCGTCAATTTATGCAAAGGGAACACCAGTTCATATTCGTGGAGCACTTTTATTCAATTATTATATAAAAGAGAAAAAACTTACCAACAAGTATTCACTTATTAATAATGGTGAAAAGGTAAAGTTCATTTATTTAAAAAAACCAAATAGTATACACGAGAATATTATTTCCTTTATTCAGGAGTTTCCAAAAGAACTTAATCTTGACAAATACATTGATTATGACTTACAATTTGAGAAAAGTTTTGTAGAACCACTCAGAGCAATTCTTGATGCGATTGGGTGGAGTGTAGAAAAAACTGTAAACCTTGATTCCTTTTTTACCTAATGGATTTACCTATTAATGATGAAGAACTGAATACAATTATAAATGCAATGTCTCTTGGTGGAGATTCTGCATTATATCAAAAACTTAAACTTGTAAAAGAACTCAAAGAACAAGGTTTGCCTTATAAAAAAATACTTCGTGAAGAATACGGGATGGTGGTGTGATGGATTTTCTTAAAGATATTGTAAAAGAAATCGGTGATGACTTTACAAAGTTAGCATCCGATATTGATGAAACTGAGACTTATGTTGATACGGGTTCATACGTTTTTAATGCACTGGTTTCAGGTAGCATTTTTGGTGGTGTATCTGGGAATAAGATTACTGCTATTGCTGGAGAGTCTTCTACTGGAAAGACTTTTTTCTCTCTCGCTGTGGTTAAGAACTTTCTTGATACTCATCCCGATGGTTACTGTCTCTACTTTGACACTGAGGCTGCTATCACTAAATCACTTATAGAATCTCGTGGAATTGATACTACTCGTCTCGTTGTTGTTAATGTTGTTACTATAGAAGAGTTTCGTACAAAAGCACTCAAAGCAGTAGATATATATCTGAAGGCACCGGTAGAAGATCGCAAACCTTGTATGTTTGTGTTAGACTCTTTGGGTATGCTTTCTACAAGTAAAGAAATTAATGATGCACTGAATGAAAAAGAAGTTAGGGATATGACTAAATCCCAACTTATTAAAGGTGCTTTCCGAATGCTCACACTCAAATTAGGTCAAGCAAATGTCCCGCTCATTGTCACAAATCATACATACGATGTCATCGGAGCTTACGTACCAACTAAAGAAATGGGAGGAGGTTCTGGACTCAAATACGCAGCAAGTACGATCATTTATCTCAGCAAAAAGAAAGAAAAGGATGGAACGGAAGTGGTCGGAAATATTATCAAGGCTAAGACTGCTAAATCGCGTTTAAGTAAGGAGAATAAAGATGTTGAGATCCGTTTGTATTATGATGAGCGCGGTCTTGATCGTTACTATGGTCTTCTGGAACTTGGTGAACTTGGTGGACTCTGGAAGAATGTAGCAGGACGTTATGAGATGGATGGTAAGAAGATTTATGCCAAACAAATTCTTGCAAACCCAGAAGAATATTTCACTGATGAAGTGATGCAAAAACTTGATGCGATTGCAAAGGAGGAGTTCAGTTACGGCAAATGATTAAGATTCTGAAGACAGGAATCAATATATCAAAAGTTGTAGAACAACTTAAAAAATATCCACAAGATTGGGATCATCAAAAACATTTGAAAGATTCCCAGTCTTTGGTTGACAGGGGATTTGCTGACTTGCCAGTAAGTGCTCTTCAACTTATAATTGGTGGAGTCAAGAAAAAAGAAGACTTTGTTGGAGATTCAGAAATTAATATCAAAACTCCAGCATACGAACATCACGGAGAAATTCGAAAGATTATACGCAAAAACTTTGGAAACAGAGAGTTGCATCGTTGTGGATTTCTTTCTCTTCCGATTGATGAAATTGTGGGAGCACATATTGATGAGGGAACTTACTATCAAACAAGAGATAGATATCACCTTTCTATTTTGGGAAGATATCAATATTTCTGTGGAACTGATACAGTGATAGTTGAACCAGGAACTCTTCTATGGTTTAACAATAAATTACCTCACGGAACAGTTAATATTGGTGATGAAACAAGAATAACATTTGTATTTGATATGCCTTATGGACAAAGTTGAGTTTTTGATTCTTCGTAATCTTCTTTATAATGAAAATTACTTAAGAAAAGTTATTCCTTTCATTAAATCTGAGTATTTTGAAGATCTTAATCAAAAGATTGTATTTGAAGAGGTTTTAAAGTTTATTCAACAATATAATGAACTTGCTACAAAGGAAGTTCTTTGCATTGAAGTTGAAAAACGTCAAGATATTAATGACACTTCTTTCAAAGAAATCACACATCTGATTGAATGTCTTGATGATGTTCCAGCAGAGTTTAACTGGTTAGTTGATACTACTGAAAAGTGGTGTCGTGATCGTGCCATCTATCTTGCATTGATGGAATCTATTCATATTGCAGATGGAAAGGATGAAAAGAAAAATCGTGATAGTATTCCCAGCATTCTCTCAGATGCTCTTGCTGTATCTTTTGATACTAACATCGGACACGATTATCTGTTAGACTATGAGGCACGTTATGAGTCTTATCATAGAAAGGAAGAGAAAATTGAATTTGATCTTGAATATTTTAATAAAATCACAAAAGGTGGTTTACCTAATAAGACTCTCAATATCGCTCTTGCTGGTACAGGTGTCGGAAAAAGTCTCTTTATGTGCCACGTGGCTGCTTCCGTCTTATTGCAAGGCAGGAACGTTTTGTACATCACTCTTGAAATGGCGGAGGAACGAATTGCTGAAAGAATTGACGCAAATCTTTTGAATATTCCTATTCAGCAACTCAATGAACTTCCAAAGCAGATGTTTGAGAACAAAGTTACTAATCTTGCAAAGAAAACTCAAGGCACTTTGATTATTAAAGAGTATCCAACTGCATCTGCTCATAGTGGACATTTTAAATCTCTGTTGAATGAACTTTCTCTTAAGAAGTCTTTCAAACCAGATATTATTTTCATTGATTATCTTAATATCTGCTCTTCCTCTCGTTATCGTGGAAACAGTAACATTAATTCCTATACCTTCATCAAGGCAATCGCAGAAGAACTTCGTGGACTTGCTTGTGAGTTTAATGTGCCGATTTGCAGTGCGACACAAACGACAAGAAGCGGTTTTGGTTCTTCTGATGTTGAATTAACCGATACTTCTGAGTCTTTTGGTCTTCCTGCTACTGCTGACCTTATGTTTGCCCTTATTAGCACTGAAGAGTTGGAAGGACTTGGACAGATTTTAGTCAAACAACTCAAGAATCGTTATAATGATCCCACGATTCACAAACGTTTTGTAATCGGTATTGATCGTGCCAAAATGCGTCTTTATGATTGCGAACAGTCTGCACAAGACGACATTCTTGACAATGGAAAAGAAGAGGAGTATGATAATGAAGAAAAGAAACCTAAAAAATCATTTGAGGGATTTAAGTTTTGATTCGTATTAATAAAGAAATTCTTCCTGATGGATCTACTAAATTTACTATGACTGAAAGCAAAGTTATTGATACAAAAAAATATATTGAGTTTGTTCGTCAAACTACAAGTCCCGCAAGTAGTGATTTTGCAGCACTTCTTGCACGTATGACTGAACTTGAAGCAACGAATGATGCAGATGTTCCTCGTCTTTTAACTGCTGCCCTTGGCATGACAGCAGAAGCAGGAGAATTTACTGAAGTTGTAAAGAAAATTGTAATGCAAGGAAAACCTTATAATGAAGAAAATGTTTTCCATATGAAGAGGGAACTTGGTGATATCTGTTGGTATCTTGCACAAGCTTGTATGGCACTTGATACTAACTTTGAAGAAGTTCTTCAAATGAACTATGAGAAACTGAGTGCTCGTTATCCTGAAGGGACTTTTGATGTATATCGTTCTGAAAATCGTGTGGAGGGAGATTTGTGACTAAAGAGAAGCAAGTAATAGTTAAAATGGATGCTCGTACAGCAGCAGCAGTTCGACAAGTTCTCTTTGAAGCACAAAAAGGTTATACTTATGATGAAGTAAGTGTTCCCCCTCGTGTTGCTGATATTCGTTCAGTCATTCAAAGTATTGACGACAATCTTGGAGCAGCACTTGGAGTTTGACCCTTTGGGGGTCTTTTTTTATAAATAACTAAAAAGTATTTGTAGAAAAATGGGTCCTCAAGAATTACGCGGTTTGTGTGAAGCTTATACTGCTGTTTATGATGAAGAACTTAGAGATGAGTTGGAAGAAATGTCAGATGAATTTTCTGGCATTGAAGATCTAAGTGATGAAGAAATTGATGCAATTGTTGAAGAAACAATTGATGAGATGCTTGATGAAGGGTATGAGTTTGATGAAGTAGAAGAGATTTTTGAAGAAGTTCTTTCTGAAGCAAGAGTTGATATGGCAGCTCGTGCTGCTGCAAGAAAAAAAGAAATGGCAGCATCAGAAAAGTCTGCAAAAGAAGCAAGACGTAGAGGTGCCTCAGTAGTCAGGAAAGAAAAAAGAGCAGAAGCAATTTCTAAAGTAAAAGGTGCTGTTAAGTCGGCACTTTCAAAAGCAAAAGAAGCAGGTAAGTCTGCTGTTGGTAGAGCAAAGGAAGCAGGTAGATCTGCAAAGTTTCATACTGTCGATAAAACAGTAGCAGCATACGCAACTAAGAGAGGACTTCATCCTGCTGCAGGGATGGCAGCAAGATCAAAAGATCCTGAAAAGAGAAGAGGACTGAGAGCAAAAGTTGCTTCTGATATTAAGGGTAGAATCAAAAAGAAAATTGCTCAAGCACAAGTAGGTGCTTATAGTGCTGCCAGAAAGGCAGGTCAAGCAGCATCTGATGTTGCAGGAAGAGCAAAGCAAAGTGCTAAGAATACTGCAGCAAGGGGTAAGAGAGGTATTAAAGGTGCAGTTGCTGGAGCAGCATCTAAAGTTGCTTCTGGTGCATCAAAGATTGCTTCAAGAATGGCAACTGAAGAAGTTGATGTTTATGATGTTGTTCTTGAGTATCTTCTTGATGGAGGTTATGCTGATACTCAAGAAGCAGCAGAAAAAATTATGTTAAATATGAGTGAAGAGTGGAAAAACGAAATCATTTCTAATTGTGATTGATAAATAAATCGGAAGGTTGCTCTGACCCACTTGACTTTTAGTTGAGTGGGTCTTATACTTTTTATAACGGGGATATAGCTCAGTTGGTAGTAGCACTTGCTTTGCAAGCAAGATGTCATCGGTTCGAGTCCGATTATCTCCATAAATACGGGAATTGAAAAAAAATAAATATAAGTATAATAAAAAGTAATATGAAGAGTTTCTCCCAATTTTTATTTGAAGCAGCACAATCACAAGCATCAATGCAAGCAAAAAAACTTGGATTGCGTGGAGATGGGCACGGTAGTTGGTTGGATCGTTCTGGGAAAACGATAGCAAGAACTGAAGATGGGAAATTGAAGTTTATTGATGGACGACAAGCACCAACAAAACAGGAACCAAAACAATCTGTAGGATCTACTCCTGCACAACAATCAAAAACAGTAACTTCCACACCTACTACTTCTACTCCTCAAAAACCGAAAGTAGAACCTAAAGATCAAGCACCAGAGGAAGGTGATACTCTCACTGTAGTGTTTGGAAGATTTAATCCTCCAACAATAGGGCACGAAAAACTTTTACGATCGGCAAAAAGAATTTCTGTTGGGGGAGATGTTAAGATATACCCATCAAGAACTCAAGATCCTAAAAAAAATCCCTTACCGCCAGATACAAAAATCTCATATATGAGAAAAATGTTTTCTGATTTTGATGAGAATATTATTAATGATCCAAATATGAAAACAATTTTTGATGTCCTTATAAATGCAAATAAAGAAGGATATTCAAATATTAATTTAGTGGTAGGTTCTGATCGTCAATCCGAATTTGAAAATTTAGCTCAAAAGTATAATGGTGATTTGTATACTTTTGATTTAATTCGTGTTGTTTCTGCTGGTGTAAGAGATGCTGATGCTGAAGGTGTGGAGGGAATGTCAGCTTCTAAAATGAGAAAAGCAGTAATGGATAATGATTTTAACTCATTCCGTAGAGGAACTCCAAAAACACTAGATGATGGAGATACTCAAGCACTTTTTGATGCTGTTCGTCAGGGAATGGGTGTTAAGAAAACAAAAATTAAAAAGGAAAGTTATAATTTATGGGAGATTGCCCCAAAATTTGATATGAAAAATCTTCGTGAAAATTATGTAAAATGTAAGATTTTTAGAATAGGTGATAAAGTGGAAAATTTAAATACTGGATTGATTGGAGAAGTAATGCGTAGAGGAACCAATCATCTTATTTGTGTAACTGAAGAGGGTTATATGTTTAAATCTTGGATTAAAGATTTGATGGAATATACTGAAGTAAAAATGGATAAGATGTATAGACTTCCTGGAAAGCCAAATACTTTGGCAGGAACTACTGGATATTTAAAATATGCAGTACAACAAACTCCAGGGTCTACATTGGGTAAGAAAAATATTCAGCAAGGTGGTAGAGTATTTTTAGATTTCATAAATAAGTATAAGAAAAAGAAAGTAAGTGCTTAAAAATGTCTATCAATCCTCTGAACGATATTTCTAAAGTTTATTTGGAGCAAGTTGCTGTTTCTGAAGCAAAAGTAGATAAATTAAAACCAGAGCACGAAAGGGCCACTGCAAGAGATAAAAGAAGTGAATTTTCTGATCTTCCAGGATCTGGTGCAAGACGTGCAAGAAGAATTGCTCATCGAGAAAGAGATGAAATGAGAAAGGATGCGAAAGATATCCGTAGGGGTAGATTAGATGCACCTCAATTTCAGGGAAAGACTGGGCAAGAACGCATTACCCAAGTTAAAAAAGCAATGGGTATGAAGGAAGAAAAAAAACCCAATGATGGCAATCTAGCAAATAATTATCCTCCATATGATAAAGTCACCAGAGGAGATGTAATTGCTGGTAGACTTGGTAAAGATGAAATGGGTGGAAAGAAAAAAGTAACTAAAGAAGGATATTCTAATTGGAGACAAGATCTTTCTGAAGTTCTTGGTAATGTAAAGGACGATAAAAAAATTGCAGAGAAAAAAATTAATAATAAAATTACAATTAATCCTAAACTTGATCTTGGTGAAGCAATTGAAAATCTTGGTGGATCTTTAGTTGAAATGGTAGAACTTGATGAAGAATTTATTTATGAAACTGCTAATATTGCAGCTGAATATTTTTATGAAATGGGTTTGAATGAGTTTGGGATTGGCATTTTAATTGAAGAACTTGGACTTGAAGGTTTTGTTGATTTTGTCTTTGAATTATCTGAGGAATATACTTTAACTGAAGCAAGAAGAAGTGGTAAAATTGAACCAGTGACTGCCAAAGGAACGGCATTTAAATCTGGAAAACCGACTGGAAAATCATTACAAAGACTTCGTGCCCAAAAAGCAGCAAGAAAAGAAGCAGAAGCAAAAGCATCTTCATCAAAACCATCAGGAATGAAAGCAGCACTTCAAAGACAGTCTGCTGTTGCAAGTGCTAAAAAACAACAACCCACAAAAAAACCAATTAAGGATAGAATTGCTAAAGGAGTTTTAAGTGCTCTTGATGCATATCAGAAGGGTATGGAACGTCATAGAGCAGCAACTGCAACTGCTGGTAAAGCATTGAGAGTTGCTGGAAAGGGTGCTTCTGAGTTTGGAAGAGGAGTTGCCTCTGGAGTAAAAACTGTAGGTAAAGTTGCAAAAGATGTTCGTAGAGTTGTTGGGGAAAGTGAAGAAATTGATGAAGCAAAAGTAGAATCTGGGGAAAGTGAAGCAACTAAAAAGGACATCAGAAGTCGTCGTTATGTTGAAAAAACAAAAGGTGCCGAAGGTGTAAGAAATTATGATGCAATGGGTTCTACTGCTCCTAATTGGGTGACTGCAGCAAGACGTAGAGCACATAAATCGGAAAGAGGAATTAAAAGAGAAGAGTTTGAATTGGATGAAAAAACTTTAAGTGCTGCTGAGACTAAAAAGAAAGAAGAAATTGTAAAATCAATGAAGGATAAAGCAGTAGATTTTGAAAAGAGATATCCTGGTCGTGGTAAAGAAGTAATGTATGCCACTGCCACTAAGATGGCAAAGAAGATGTCTGAGCAGGCAATGGAACTGCAACCAAAATCGCAACAATCATCACAACCCGAAAAATCCGATCAGCAACAAAAAAAGTTGCAGCAACAACAAGATAGAATGAGACAACAAGAAGTTCAAATTATTCAAAGAAAACTTCAAACATTAAGATCTGCACCTAAAGGATCTGATCCTTCTATTATGGCTGGATATGAACCAGAAGGTGGGATGGTTGATGAGGCAAGAGCAGAAGAAAAAAGAGGATATGGTTCCACTGGGGCACAAAGACAAAAACAAAAAACTGGAGTTACAACTTCTTCAGGTCAAGTTGCACACCCAGCAACTTCTTATTCAGGAGGACAAAATCCTCACCTAAGAGGTAAAGGTGGTGGAAATAAAGAGCAAAGAAGAGCAGCAAGTCGTAGATATGTTGATCAACCAGGTGGAGTTTATGCCAAACCTGAAAATAAACAGGGTGAAGGCAGATATGCTGAAAAACAGGCAAGAAAAAGACCCGATCTTGGTTCTAGATTTGATTGATAGTTAAAAAACAGTAAAATCCCTAAATAGGTTAGGACACTTCCAAACACGGAGGACATTATGGGCGCACTTGTAGAACTAGTAAAACCACTTCTTCTTTTAGCAGTTAACTCTTGCCACACCAAGAGACTTGTATGTGATCTTCTTGATCGTTATGTCAAGACCACTGATAATGATGTTGATAATGTAATTGCTGCTACAGTAAGAACAGCACTTCTCAAAAATTGCTGATAAGTAGATACAAAATATCTCAAAAAGGAGACCTTTAAGTAGGGTCTCTTTTTTTTATAAATATTCTTAGAATAACAAATTGTAGGTAACACGAATGGCACTCTGGGGAAATAATGATGCTAAAGGTTCTGGTGGAACAGTATCTCTTAATTATGATACCCTTGTTGTAACCGGTTCAGGCACTACTTTTGGGCAAGTTGGTGCAGCTGCAACCGGTGACATAATCAGATTTGGAAACAGAACTGGCACCTATTACGGTGACGCAGTAATCGTTGGTATTGCAAGCACAACTCAACTATCAATCGGTAGAACCTGTGGATTGAGTGGTGCTGCTATTTCTGGAGTTCAATTTGACATCAGCGAACTTCCAAAGTATACAATTAAAGATCCAAGATATCAGCAAATTTTTACAGATCCCACCGAAACTTCACTTGTTCTTTCTACCACAGCATCCTTAACTGCTGGTATTGCAACGAGTATTGTATATGTTGGAAGCACTTCTGGAATTACAACAGGAGACACTCTTGTAAGTGGTAGTGTATCCCGAATTGTAGTTTCTTTTGCTTCAACGTTTGTCTCTCTTGCTTCCACAATTGCTTCTGCAATTACTTCAGGAAGTAAGGTTGATTTTACTAGAGTGACTGGTGGTTATGAAGCATCAATTTATGGTGTTGCTGATGGTGGAATGGATTCTGCAGCAACTACCACATATCAGTTAAGTCACGCAGGTTGGGTTGGTATTCAAACCTATATGGATGCAGAGGGAAATCTAAGAGTTAAGAAAGAAACTCTTGTAGCAATGTCTGGTATTACTACTGGCAATACTCCACTTTATGATAGCAATCCACTGCTTTGATATTGTATGATTTTTAATGAATTGAATGAAGATAATTTTCTTCTATTTGCAATTAAACATTATGAAAATCCTCAGGCAGTTACCAGAGAAGATTTTGATAAAGATTTAAATCATTTCAAGTATATTAAAAGATTATTGAAAAGATATAGAAATACTGGTGAACTTAAAACTCATCTTCTCTTGAATCATTTTATTATTCTTTACAATATATTTGGTGAAGCAACAACTCCTATGTTGTTTTTTAAAATTGAAAAGGAACTTTGGTCTCCTGTAAAAAGTTTTATTATTTTTTTGAATAGACTTCCAGAATATCCAAAATCAAGTATTCACGATATACAAGTTGATTTAAATTGTTTATCTAAACTTCAGCAAATCTATAATGGACCTCAAGAAACTTGATAAAATTATTTCAATCATCCGTGAGCAAATGGTAGCAAATGCTCCTGGAGGATCTGGTGGATTTAGTGGTTCAGCAGATCCAAAAGGACCTGTTGCTGGATTTGATCCTGTTATGGGAAAAGTTCGGAAAAGATATATGAAAGGAAAAAGAAAACCTTGGTTAGATTATCTAAAAAATAAATAAAAGAGAGAGAATTCAAAATTATAAATTGAATTGGGATATTTACAATACCCAAAACAATGGAAGAAGTAAAAGTAGCAGTTCTAGAACAAAAACTTGAAGATCTCAAAGATATCATCGTCAAAATTGATGATGCTATTGAAAAGATGAGTGAGGTAAATAGTAATGTCGGTAAAATGCTTGCCGTTCATGAACAAAGAATTACCAAGCAAGAAGAGATTGACAACTTACTCTTTACTAAAATTGACAAACTCCGTGATAAAGTTGACATCGATTATAACCTCGTTGTGTCAAGAGTACAGGTAATAGAAAAAAGAGTTTGGATGGCCATCGGTGCAGTTGCCTGCATTACTTTTTTAATAAATAACACCCGTGTCATTGAAATCTTGACACCAGACTCCTCAGGTGCTACGATAGAGCAACGCAATTTTGAAAATTAATTATGGATTTTGTTGATGTTAAATACATCAATTTGATTTCTTCCCGATTCCAAAAGTTTAAAAAGGTAAAAAATAATCTTTATAACTTTAGGTGTCCAATTTGTGGAGACTCTCAAAAGAACAAAAATAAAGCACGGGGATATCTTTATCAAGTTAAAAATAATACAAACTTTAAGTGTCATAATTGTGGAATCAATATATCGTTTAACAATTTTCTTAAACAGATAGATTCGACAATTTACAAACAATATACTTTTGATAAGTTCAAAGAAGGACATACTGGTAAGAATTTTACAGTAGAAGAACCTGTATTTAATTTTGAAGCACCTCAATTCAAACCGAAGTTAGATTTACCAAAAGCAGCAGAAAATCAAAAAGCAAAAGAATACTTAGAAAGTAGAAAACTAAATCCGGATAAATTTTATTACACTGATAAATTTAAATCGTGGACAAATTCTCTAAAAGAAGTCTTCGATGATACCACCAAAGATGAACCTAGGATTATCATTCCTTTGTTCTATCAAAATACTTTAGTTGGATTTCAAGGTAGAGCACTTGGTCCAAGTAAGATCAAATACATTACTGTAATGCTGAGTGATGACGCACCAAAAATCTATGGACTCGATGAAGTTCAAAAAAACAAAACTGTATATGTCACCGAAGGACCATTTGACTCAACCTTCATTTCAAATGCGATTGCTATGTGTGGAGCTGATGGTGATGTTAGTAAGTGGGGCATTAACAATCCTGTTTGGATATATGATAACGAACCACGTAATTCAGAAATCCTATCAAGAATTTCCCGTGTTATCGAAATTGGACAAAAAGTTGTCATCTGGCCTTCATCAATAAAAGAGAAGGATATTAATGATATGATTTTGTCTGGACTTGATGCTCAGAACGTGATAGAATCAAATGCATATTCTGGATTAGAAGCAAAACTTAAATTTACTACCTGGAAAAAAGTATGAGTAAAGGTACAAAAGTAGTCAAGAGAAATGGATTGATCGAATCTCTTGATTTAGACAAGATGCACATAATGGTTGAAGAGGCATGTAAAAACCTTGCTGGTGTCTCTGCAAGTCAGGTTGAAATGAAGTCTGGCATTCAATTTTACAATGGTATTACTACATCTGAAATTCAAGAAATTTTGATTCGATCTGCTTCAGATTTGATTGATTTGGATCATCCAAACTATCAATATGTTGCTGCCCGTCTTCTTTTGTTTTCGGTTCGTAAGCAACTTTATGGAAAAATGATGGAACTTCCACATCTTGAAGAACACATCTATGCTTGTGTAAATGCGGAAGTATATGATTCTGACATTTTTAACAAATACTCTAAAGAAGAGATTGATTTTGCAAACTCTTTTATTCGTCACGATAGAGATTATTTGTTTACTTATGCTGGTCTTAGGCAGGTAGTTGATAAGTATCTTGTTCAGGATCGTAGCACTGGTGGAGTATATGAAACTCCTCAATTCATGTATATGATGATTGCATTGACTGTTTTTGCGGAATATCCAAAAGAAACCAGAATGTCATACGTTAAGAGGTATTATGACGCAATCTCAAGACACAAGATCAACATCCCAACACCAATCATGGCAGGAGTGCGAACTCCGCTTAGACAATTTGCTAGTTGTGTCCTTGTTGACGTTGATGACACCCTCGATAGTATCTTTAGCAGTGATATGGCTATTGGCAGATACGTGTCACAGAGGGCGGGCATCGGCATCAACGCTGGTCGAATCCGTGGCATCAACAGTAAAATCAGAGGGGGAGAAGTTTCGCATACGGGTGTTATACCATTTCTCAAAAAGTTTGAAGCAACTGTCAGATGTTGCACGCAAAATGGCATACGAGGTGGATCCGCGACAGTTCACTTCCCCATCTGGCACCAAGAAATAGAGGACATCTTAGTCCTCAAAAACAACAAAGGTACTGAGGACAATCGTGTTAGAAAACTTGACTATAGCATCCAGATCAGTAAACTCTTCTATGAAAGGTTTATTCAAGATGGTGAGATTACACTTTTCTCCCCGCATGATGCACCTGGACTTTATGATTCTTTCGGGACAGACAAGTTTGACGATTTATACGTTCAATATGAAAACGATTCGTCCATTCCGTCGAAAACTGTTAAAGCACAGGAACTCATCCTTAGCCTTCTTAAAGAAAGGGCTGAGACGGGTCGGATCTACATCATGAATATTGATCATTGCAATTCTCATTCATCCTTCAAGGATAAAGTTGAGATGAGCAATCTTTGTCAAGAAATTACTTTGCCAACTTATCCGATTCAGCATATTGATGGTGAAGGTGAAATTGCACTTTGTATCCTTTCTGCGATTAATGTTGGTAAAGTAAAATCGGACGAAGAACTTGAGGAACTTTGCGATCTCTCTGTTCGTGGTTTGGATGAGTTGATTGATTATCAAAAATACCCCGTAGTGGCAGCTGAGATCGTTACCAAGGCACGTCGTTCTCTTGGTGTGGGATTTATTGGTCTGGCACACTATTTGGCAAAACTTGGGTTTAACTATGATTCTCAAGGAGCTTGGGATGCAGTACACGGACTTGCAGAATCTTTTCAGTATTATCTCCTAAAAGCATCAAATCAACTTGCAAAAGAAAAGGGGTATTGTGAATACTTTGGACGCACCAAATATGCTGATGGCATTCTCCCTATTGATACATACAAAAAAGATGTAGACGAAATTTCTTCTATTCCTTACCAGCATGATTGGGAAACACTTAGAGCATCTATCTTGGAACACGGTCTCAGGCACTCAACACTGTCCGCACAGATGCCATCGGAGAGCAGTTCCGTTGTGTCAAATGCAACCAATGGAATCGAGCCACCTAGAGACTACTTGTCCGTTAAGAAGTCAAAGAAAGGACCCCTTAAGCAAATCGTTCCTCAATATCAAGCACTTAAGAACAACTATACACTTTTGTGGGATATGCCTAGCAATCGTGGGTACATTCATATTGTTGCTGTTATGCAAAAATTCTTCGATCAAGCGATTAGTGGAAACTGGTCCTATAACCCAGAAAATTATTCAGACAATGAAGTCCCAACTTCAGTAATGGCAAATGACTTTTTGACTACATACAAGTACGGGTGGAAAACTTCCTATTATCAAAATACCTACGATATTAAAACCGATGAGGTGGTGGAAGAGAAACCCAAACTTCAAGATTTGCTAAGTGAGTTAAGTTCAGTAGAGGAGGGAGAGTGTGAATCCTGTGCAGTTTAAAATTTCTTCAACAGAAGAACAAACACAAGTCAAGGGGATGACGGTTTTTAACACTGAACAAGTGAATACAAAAAAACAACCGATGTTTTTTGGAAAACCCCTTGGGATACAACGATATGATTCATACAAATATCCAGTCTTCGATAAACTGACTACACAGCAATTAGGATACTTCTGGAGGCCCGAAGAGGTGTCTCTTCAGAAGGATCGTGGTGACTATCAAACTTTGCGTCCAGAACAGAGGCACATTTATACTTCAAATTTGAAGTATCAAATTATGCTTGATTCTGTTCAGGGTCGTGGACCTGGAATGGCTTTCATTCCATATTGCTCATTGCCTGAGTTGGAAGCTTGTATGGAGGTATGGGGATTTATGGAGATGATCCATAGTCGTTCATACACATACATTATCAAAAATATCTATTCTGATCCAAGTGAAGTGTTTGATATGATCATTAACGATGAACGTATCCTGGAACGTGCTAAGAGCGTTACAGAATCATATGATGACTTTATTCAAACCGCACAAGATTATGGTTCATCCAATGTTTGGATGCACAATCTTGAAAAAGTTTCATATGCACAACAGAGTCTCAATGATGTTAAACGAAAATTATACAGAGCAATCGCAAACGTTAACATTCTTGAAGGTATTCGCTTCTACGTTAGTTTTGCTTGTAGTTTCGCCTTTGGTGAACTTAAGCTTATGGAAGGATCAGCTAAGATCATCTCTCTTATCGCAAGAGACGAAAATCAACATCTAGCCATTACTCAGAATATTCTGAATAAATGGCGTGATGGTGACGATCCAGAAATGAAACAGATCATGAAAGAAGAGGAAGAGTGGACATATAAGATGTTTAATCGTGCTGTAAATGAAGAAAAACGATGGGCAGATTATCTGTTCAAAGATGGTAGCATGATTGGACTTAACGATAAACTTCTTCAACAATACGTTGAGTGGATTGCTAATAGAAGATTAAAGGCGATTGGATTAAAACCTCAATACGATATTTCAGCAAACAATAATCCACTTCCTTGGACTCAGCACTGGATTTCCTCTAAAGGTCTCCAGGTGGCTCCCCAGGAAACCGAAGTAGAAAGTTATGTAGTCGGTGGAATTAAACAAGATGTGAAAAAAGACACATTTAGTGGTTTTAAATTGTAACAATCAATTTAAAATTTATAGATAGAGGAGGTAACCCCTCCTCTTTTTTTATGATACACGTTACAGATATTTACTCCCTTAAAGCAAAGTTATTTAAACTCAAACACCAATTGGATCAAGAACATAGATATCCTGGAGAAAAGGAACTTGTCCATAAATATCTTAATAAAGTTCTTGATTATGTAGATGAGTTGCAGTTATACTAATCCATGGTATTATAAAGGTGAACCTTTTGAATCTAAAGATATTGAAGACTATTTTGGATTTGTTTATCTAATAGAAAACAAATCTAATGGTCGAAAATACATAGGTAGAAAATATCTGTGGCAATTTAGAACTCCAAAAGGAAAAAATCGTAAAGTCAAATCGGAATCAGATTGGAAAAAATATTATGGGTCTTGTCCGGAACTTAAAGAAGACATTGAAAAATTTGGCAGAGAAAATTTTAGTAGAACTATCTTATCATTACATAAAACAAAGGGCAAAACAAACTATGAAGAGACAAGACAACTCTTCACAAATAACGTACTCACAGAGTCCCTTGACAACGGAGAACCCGCATTCTACAATAGCAACATCCTTTCAAGATACTACAGAAAAGATTATTATGAACGCAACCACTGAAGACATTGTTGCTCGTGTGAGAGAGTGGTCTCTTGATCGTGCTGCAGATAAAAGTATTTCAAAAGCAGATGCTCGTGCTATTCTTGCAGAATTCTATGAATGGATTGATCCTGAAGAAGACGAACTTGAAATTGTCTCTTTGGAACCAGAGGATTGACAAATCCTAAATAATCACTTATAATGTTTAAGCAATCCTTAAAAAGATTGCTTTTTTATTATGAGATTTTGAGTGCGATTTAGAGCCCAGGAAATTGCCCCTTGAGAAAGGGGAAGTGCGCTTTTTCTATTGGGATGTAGAGTTCAATCAATTTTAATGCTTTTTAAAACACTTTCAATTCTTGCCGTTGCTATTTCAGGACTGGCACCCCTTCAAGCAAAGGCAGCGAGTGGATGTTCCCTCGCATCACATTATGGAATCGGTGACGGATATCATGGGCAGACGACTGCAAACGGTGAAAGATTTAATGCTTACGGAAAATCAGTAGCACATCGTTGGTTACCATTTGGTACTAGATTAAGAGTGACAAATCAATCAAATGGGAAATCAGTAATTGTGCGTGTAAATGATCGAGGACCTTATGTAGGTGGTAGAGACCTTGACCTGTCTTACGGTGCGTTCTCTTCTATTGCCTCGCCAGGGCAAGGAGTCACTAACATCTGCTATGCAACTTTATAGTATCTAATAAATACTGGGGAGTGCTGCAGAACTCCCCTTTTTTATGTTTAAATTTAATTTTGGAAATAAAAAACCAGATATAAAACAATATGCAATTATAGGAATCGTATTATCATCTATTATTGCAGCACTTTCACAATGCACTGGAATTCATGAAAAAAATCTTTGGGATTTATTGGACGAAATTCAAAGAAGATATTTCCCACAAACAATTATTAATGAGTTTATACTTAAAGATCCTGAAAAACTGAATCGTAGAATTCAAAGGGATGTGGATAAAGCAATACATAATGTGGAACCTGAATATGATAGAATCATTCGAGAAGCAGATCGTAAATTTCAACCCCGATATCAGAACTTGCAAAACGATGAGACTGTGTGCTATACTGATGAATGTAAGTCATTAGCACCTCCTATGAGAATTTGTGCTCCTTGGGTTGACACCTGTCCCAAGGACTGATATGATAAGTAGGTAAACAAATGGGCTAGTAACTCAGTGGAACAGAGTAACGCTCTTCTAAAGCGTGAGTCGTTGGTTCGAATCCAACCTAGCCCGTATGTCGTTGTGGCGGAATTGGTAGACGCGCTGGGTTTAGGTTCCAGTAGATTAATCTGTGAAGGTTCAAGTCCTTTCAACGACACTTGACAATCAAACTTAAATGGTTTATGATTGTCTCATATGCGAATGTGGTGTAGCGGTAACATCCCATCCTTCCAAGTTGGTGTCACGGGTTCGATCCCCGTCATTCGCTCTGAACCTTCGGGTTCTTATTCCCCTATAGCTCAATTGGCAGAGCACGGTGCTGTTAACACTGGGGTTGTTCGTTCGAGTCGGACTGGGGGAGTAGGGAGGACTGGAAATGTCTGGGACTTCCTCTAAATCCTAAGTTTTCTTAGGTCGGGGACTTGATCACCCCCGTTCGTTGCGGAGAGTGTCTTCCGCGAGTGGTGGGCACTCACTACTCATTTGGGCGATTGGCGCAGCGGTAGCGCAGCTGCTTTACACGCAGACGGTCATTGGTTCGAATCCGATATTGCCCACTTGCATAAATATTGTAAAAAGAGTATAATGGAAAAACTGTTTAAACTCTTAAGTGATGCTCAGTCATCACTTTTTGTTTTGTTTCATAAAACTTGGGCATTTCACTGGAATGTAGTTGGAGAAGATTTTACTCAACTTCATCAACTCTTTGGTGGACAGTATGAAACAATGTTTGAAGAGATTGATAGGCTCTCCGAACATATGAGATACTTAAACATTAAACCATTGAGTTCACTTTCAAGAATGCTTGAGGTAACTCAAATCAAAGAAGCAGCAAGTTCAACGGGAGCAAGAGAAATGCTTCAAGAACTTTTAGATAATAACATTAAATTTTGCGAATTAATGCAAGAGATTTCAGAGGAATCTGAAACTCAAAAGCAATATGCAACTGCTAATCTGGTGCAAGATTTAATGGAATCTCATGGTAAGTTTGTCTGGCAATTAAGATCGCATTTACAATGAATAGGATGAATATCAATGATTATCGTAAGATGTAGAGATTGTAATAAAGAGATTGCGAGCACAAATAAAACTCAAACTTGTGGTTGTCCTAATATGATGGCTGTAAGAGGAGATAATGTATCCGCAGTTGACTTAAGTAGAGTTGTTATGGTAAACTCTACACAGAAAGAACAAAAGAACTTTCTAACAACACAAGATATTGCCTGGCAAGAGGCAAGACGCCAACGCAAAGTAAAGCGTTTGGACTTTGAAATTCGATGAATTTCTTTATGGAGAGTCAATCCGATTGGCGACGGAACCTGTCTTGAAAACAGTTGAGGTGTTAAAGCCCTTGGGCGTTCGACTCGCCCACTCTCCGTTTAAATGGTTACGAACTTAACAATTTCTTCAACAGTGTTACGTATTGAACACAATTGTTGATGTTTAAAGTTTTCTGATTAGTATATATTAGTAATATGCACAAAACCCATGGATCAACATACTTATGAGAACTGGGTGAAAATTAAAGCAACCTTTGAATCTTCTGGTAATACCAATAATATGTTCTATAAAAGAGCAGTTGAAATTGTTAAAACACGAAAAGATCCTCTTGCAAAATATCTTGGAGATGAGAAATGATGCACGAACAAGATGAATTGATAAGTCGATCTGAAGTTCAAGAGATGATTGATCGAGCAATTGACAAGCACAATAAAACTGCTACAATGATATCAGCAGCAATCGGTTCGGTTCTGCTTTTTTTCTATGCCCACGGTGTTATTGCCATCATAGATAGAATACGATGAGACACCTTATTGTAACTTTACTGAATAATAACATTTTCTTATTCTTTCTTTGCTACCTCTTGACAGTGACTCCAATCTTGGGTATAATGATCATACACAAAAACAAATAACGGGGTGTAAGTCAGAGGTAGACGGCTTGCTTTGGGAGCAAGAAGACACTGGTTCGATCCCAGTCACCCCGACTCATAAAACTCACTTTATGAATAAAATGAATCAAGAAATTGAAGAACTTCAATCATTTACAATCGAAGAGTTTCAGGCAGATTTTGATAATCTGATAGATAGAGTTCAAAATGGAGAATCATTCTTGATACAAAGTGAGCACGGAAATGCTATAATGGTTCCTTACAATGAAGTCATACGAATATGTGAGGAATCAAATGTGGATTTTGAAGAGATAGTTAAAATTCACACAGATCACGAAGAAGGTTCGTGATTTTTATGGGAATATAGCTTAATGGTTAGAGCGGCCTGCTTATAACGGGTTAGTCTGGGTTCAACTCCCAGTATTCCTACCTTGCTGGTTTACCCATCTGGTGATAGGAGCGTCCTCATAAGACGATATAGGCGTGTTCAATCCACGCAACCAGCACTTGACAGAATCCCTGTCAAACCTGTATAATACATAGGTCAACATTCAAAACAATGACTCTTACAGAAAAATTCAAGAAAGACGTTCAAACCCTTCGTGGAGCAGCAAACGGAGACTTTTATCTTGATGTAAAGAATCCGAAACTTTACAAAAAAGTCCGCCGTTATTATGAAAACGAGGGTGTAGTATTCTCTGGTGATCCTCTGGATGACTATGAAATGCTTATGGAGTACGTTCTTGCTGACATTGAAACTGTTGAGGTTGCTTGATGAAAGTTCTTCTTGAACGCAGTGGATATCGTTTTATTCAAGATGGTGTCCTCGAAATCAATGGAAAACCAGATTATCGTATGCAAAAGAAAAATGAGTGGACCAAACGTTGGAACGACATTTATCTTTTTGATAACCAAATGCAGTGTCTAACTGCTATGGAGGATCACCAATATGCACGTTGGTTAGATTCTGATAATCCTGGTGCCTATCGTCATTATACATAGTCACGGATGGACTTTAACAGCACTGGTCGGGAGCAAACCCCTTATGTCTAAAATAGGTATCTTAAGATATCTTGGAAATCTTCTTCTCATTATTGGTTATCAAACTATGTTATGGGGAGATTTTAAGTATGGTTTGTTAGTTAAATGTATTGGAGGTTTACTGACAGTTCCTTTTGCTATCAAACTTAAACTTTGGGATGTATTATTCCTGTGTGCTTTTTTTGGTATTTCCGAGATATCAAAAGTAGTACAACTTTTCCTAGTTCAGTCAAACTAGGTGGTGGAGTCAAAATGACCCCTTATGAGTTTACGGCATCTCTCAAATGACGTTGGTGCGGATGGGACTCTCTCCCGCCTGGTTTCTTATTTCCAGTCAAAGAATAAGTGGCGAGCCTGAGTTACTTGGGAGGTTGACAATAACCTCCTTTTTTTGTATGATATAAAAAAATATCTAAACTATGATTGGATTTAATGCATTGGGGCAACTTGGAAGACTTGGAAATCAAATGTTTCAGTTTGCCTCGTTGAAAGGTATTGCAAGAAATCGTGGATTGGAATATTGTATCCCACCGTCAAAAAATGAAAATGAATGGACGGATCATCAACTGTTTAATCCATTTAAATTAACAAATGTAAATCAGTTAAATATTCAATACATTGATTTGGATAGACCGACAATTGTAGAGCAATCCTTTTCTTTTGATGAAAAGTTATTTAATGAATGTCCTAATTGGGTTTCTATTCAAGGATATTTTCAAACAGAAAGATATTTTAAACATATAGAAAAAGAAATTAAAGAAGATTTTGAGTTTATAGACGAAATTTTTAATCCTTGCAAAGAAATGATATCGGGTTTTGATAATCCAATATCGTTACATATTCGAAGAACTGATTATGTGACTAATCCGAATCACACTACTTTAAGTCTTGGATATTATGAAAAAGCACTTAAAGAATTTGATAGAGATTCTACAGTCCTTATTTTTTCAGATGACTCAGAATGGTGTAACCAGCAAGAACTTTTTTCTGACGATAGATTTTTAGTCGCTGAAGGAAATTCTAATTATGTAGATCTTTGTTTAATGACTCTTTGTTCTGGACACATTATTGCTAATTCATCATTTTCTTGGTGGGGTGCTTGGTTGGCAAACACTAAAAAAGTAATTGCTCCAGATGGATGGTTTAAAGGGTCTGATAATGAACACCTAGATACTAATGATATAATCCCAGAGAATTGGGTGGTGATTTGATGAAAGTTGCAATTTGTTTTATTGGAACGGGAAAGTACTTAAACTTCCTTCCAAAGTATTATGAAAATATTCAAGAGTATTTTCTTCCAGGAGTAGAAAAAACATTTTTAGTTTTTACTGATGGAGAAGGTGATTTTCCTGAAGATATAAAAATCTATCAACAAGAACACCTTGATTGGCCATATATTACACTTAAAAGATTTGAAATCATTCAAAAAGCAAAAGAGGAAATAGAAAAAAACGATTGGTTTGTTTTTATTGATGCTGATGCATTGGTGATTGATACTATTCATACAGAAGAATTTTTTGATGAAACTAAACCTTTTTTTGGAGTTCATCATCCCTGCCACTTTTTACAGATGCCTCCACATAATGAATATCCTGGAGCATTTGAAACTAATCCATTATCCCTTTCACATATAACCAAAACTGATGATCTATCTATATATTATCAGGGTTGTTTATGGGGAGGTAAAGTCCCTGACGTTCTTGGATTAATTGATGAACTTAGTAATAGAGTCAATCAAGATTTAAAAAATAATGTGATTGCAGTCTGGCACGATGAAAGTCACTTGAACAAATTTTTTATTGAAAGAAAAGAATCTGTTCGCACCTTGGGACCAGAATTTGCATATCCAGAAGTTTTTTCTGAATATTGCAATTTTTCTAAAAAAATAGTACACTTATCTAAAGACAATTCAAAATACCAAGTATGATTAAATTAGTAATTCTTGATGTTGATGGTGTGATGACAGATGGCACCAAGTATTATGATAGAGATGGTAAAGTTGTTCTAAAGTTGTTTTGCGACAAAGACTGGACAGCAATAAAAAGATTTCGTGCTATTGATATCCCTGTTGTGTTTATAACTGGAGATCCTTATAACGAGATGATTCTTAAAAATAGAAATCTCCCTGTAGTAGTTAATAGGGGAGATGGATTTCATAGGGATAAAGTTAATTTCTTAGATGAAGTTTTAAATGAATACAATTGTGAAAGGGAAAATGTAGTTTATTTGGGTGATGATTTATTTGATTATGGAATTATGAATAAAGTTGGGTATCCATATTGTGTTTCTAATTCACCAAGAACTCTTAAGCAAATTTCTGATGTTCTCCAATGTAATGGGGGAGAAAATGCAGTAATGTATTTATTTGAAGAACTTGAAGATAAAAATCTTATCCCTATAGTTTCATATGATACAGTGATGGAAAAAATTTATGATTTAGATTTGAAGGAAAAATTTTAATGAAAGATATTTCTCTTTACGGTCATTTGACTATTGATACAATTTTAGATGGAAGACAAGAGAAAAAAACTCTTGGATCAATGGCAAATGTTTGGAAAGCACTCGTTAACTTGGATTCTTCTTTGGATATTGGACTATCTCCAATTGATATTGGGGAAGCCTTAATTTATACAGATCTTGAGTCATCTAAAAGATATTCAAAAGCTTCTTTGAATATCAAACAATATGAACCAAAAATATTTTCTTCAAAAATACACCATTTAATTTATATAAATGAGATGTCAAAACTTGACTTTATATCAAGTTTAAATGGTATAATAACAGCAGATGTTTGTTCTGGGAAAAAATTAAATAAAGATATTCTTAGATTTGTTGACTATCTTTTTATATCTGATGAAGATATTGATGATTTTTCTTCTTTAGTTGATTCTACAAAAGGTTGGGTAATATTGCATAGATCTGATGGTAGTGTTTTTTCTAATGGAGAGGAAGAATATTTTTTTGATATTCCAAAAGAAAAAATTTTGAAAAATGTAAATGTTTTAGGATCTGGTGATATATTTGCTTCTTGTTTTCTTTATAAATTACTAGGAGAGAACGGAACGATCAGAGATTGGATTGAATTTTCTCATAACAAAACAACTGAAATTCTTAGAGATTCTATATGAAACCAAATATTCTTGTTCCCATGGCTGGTCTTGGGAGTCGTTTTATTAAAGAGGGATTTAAAGTTCCTAAACAATTAATCAATATTAAAGATAAACATCTTATTGATATTTCTTTAGATTGTCTTAATTACAAAGATTGTAATTTAATTTTTGTTGTTAGAGATGATACTGTTTATAATTTTCATATAGATGAATTACTCAAAAAGAAATTTGGTGAAGATATTAAAATAGTAGTCCTCGATGAATTGACAGAAGGATCTGTTTGTAGCTGCTTGTATGCTGAGAAATATATTGATAATGATGCGCCATTGATTATTCATACATTGGATATTGAGTTTCGTCCTGTGTATAATCCACATGATATGAATACTCTTAATGCTGATGGTCTTATCTTAACCTTTAAATCCAACTCTTCAAACTATAGTTATGCTGATGTTGATGAAAATGGATTTGTTAAAAGAACAGCAGAGAAAAAAGCAATCAGTTCTAACGCTTGTGTTGGAATCTACGGATTTAAGAGAGGATCTGATTTTTGCAAATATGCAAAAGATATGATTCAAAGAGATTTGAGAACTAACAACGAATTCTATATTTCTCCTCTTTATAATCTACTAGTAGAAGATGGAAAAAATATTCTCACAAAAGATGTTGATAAAATGCATGTGTTTGGAACTCCAGAAGAGTTTCATTTTTACAAAGATAATGTAATACGCAAAATTGGAGATAAACCAATCGCCATTTGCTCAGATCATTCTGGATTTGGTGCAAAAGAACAATTTAAAATTGTTTTAGATAAACACAACTTAGAATATATTGATTTTGGTACTATCTTAAATAAGGATTGTGATTATAGAGACTACATTGCACAAGCAGTAAAAGCAATTGCTGAAAGAGATTGTGATTATGGATTTGGATTTTGTCGAACAGGACAGGGTGTAAATATTTGTGCTAATAAAAATAAAGGAATCAGGTCTGCATTGATTTACGATGAATTTTCTATGGAAATGGCTATTAGACATAACTGTGCAAACTTCTTTGCAATTCCTGCGAAAGATGTTAATATTGATATATTAGATAAGTATCTAGAAATTTGTTCTAGTCATACATTTGATGGTGGAAGACACCAAGTAAGAATTCAAGAATTGGAAAAATGATAGAGGCAAACATTAAACAATTTAAGGGTGGATGGTTTGTTGGTGATTTTGATCCATCATTATTTAAAAATCCTTTCTTTGAGGTCGCACATCATAAACATACTAAAGGTCAAGAGACATTTCCACATTATCATAAAGTAACCAATGAATTAAATTATATTGTAAAAGGTGAATTGATGGTTTCTGGAAAACATTTAAAGACTGGTGATATGTGGATTTATGAACCAAACGAAGTTTCTGATGTTGAATTTCTAGATGATACCGAACTTATAATAGTAAGGTGGCCTTCTATTCCTTCCGATAAGTATAATGTATGAAAATAGCTTTATGTTTTTCTGGTCAACCTAGATTTGTAAATGAGTGTTCTGATTTAATTTTGAATAACGTTATTCAAAATTATGATGTCGATGTTTTCGCTCATCTTTGGTTTGATGAAGATCTTCAAACTAAACCATATAAGTATGGAGGATCGGGTGGATGGAAAGATCAAAGAATACCTAGTACTTCAATAGATGATTTTAAAAAAATTTACAATCCGATTCAAATTTTGATAGAATCAAGTAAAAGTTTTGGGGATCAAAATCTAGATATTGATTTTGAATTATCTGAAAAAAAATATTGGTCTGGTGGATTAAAAACAGAACCTGATTATAAAAGACGACAAATTAACAATAGTTTGTCATATTTTTATAGTTTGAGTGAGGTGAATAGGATAAGAAAATTATATGAATATGATAAAAAGATTCAGTATGATTATGTAATTAGATGCAGAACCGACACCCAGGTTAATAATTTAATTCCATTTGAACTGTTTGATCCAAATGCTTTGCACTGCACTTCTTTAATGCAACAACCACCGTTTATTAATGACTGGTTTAATTTTGGTGGATCTGAAGTAATGGAGAGTTTTATGGGAGTATTTCCTCTTTTGAAACATTTGATGAATAAAACAAAACTAAGAAGAGAAGGAACATGGTGTATAGAGTTAGTTCATGCTGAATTGTTGGATAGAATGGATGTTACTGTGCAGAGACATCCATTCTCAGTTTCTCTTCCCAGATTTTAATTTTAGATATGAAACTCATAGCACATAGGGGAAATATTAATGGACCAAATCCTTCTCAGGAAAATAATCCAAATTATATCGATCAAGCAATTCAATCTGGATTTGATGTTGAAATTGATCTTAGATATGTTAATAAAGAGTTTTACTTGGGACATGATGATTCGCAGTATCAGGTTTCTATAGAATGGTTAGTTGAGAAAAATAATTTTCTTTGGATACATTGTAAGGATTTTAATTCACTTGAAATTTTATCTAATATCTCAGTTGATTTTAATTATTTTTGGCATGAACGTGACAAATATGCTTTGACAAGTCAAGGATATATTTGGTCTTATCCTGGTCAACAATACAGTTCTAAAACAGTTGTTGTTATGCCAGAAAAAAATGACTCGCTTAAATTTTATTCTACTGAAGAGAATATGCATATGAGTAACTATGAATGTTTTGCGATTTGTAGTGATTTTGTAAATAAAATAAAATGAATTCTGTAATAGCAAAAGCACCACTAAGGTTAGGGTTGTCTGGGGGAGGGACAGACCTTGAACCATATTGTAGTGAGTATGGTGGAGTCGTTTTAAGTGCTACCATAGATCAATATGCATATTGTAAAGTAGAACCTGATGATGACTGGATTTTTAAAAGTATTGATTTAGATCTAGAAGAAAGATTTGAATTCTTACCGAATGATTATATTGAGGATCATCCACTTAAACTTTTAATTAACACATATTTCTATTTGGTTAATAAGAGTGTTTTTAAAAGTCCAGTTAAAATAACAACGTATTGTGAAACACCTCCAGGAAGTGGATTGGGTAGTTCTAGTGCAGTTGTTGTTTCTTTGATTGCTGCTCTTTCAGAATATCTTGGTGTTCCTATGGGAGAATATGATATTGCTAAATCTGCTTTTGAAATTGAAAGAAATATTTGCAAACTCCCTGGAGGCAAACAAGATCAATTTGCTGCTGCTTTTGGTGGATTTAATTATATTGAATTTTTCAAAGGAGATCAAACAATTGTAAATCCTCTTCGGTTAAATTACAAAGTACAAAATATGTTAGAAATGAACACTGTTTTGTATTACGTTGGAAAACCAAGAAAAGATGCAAGAGTCATTGAAACAAATATGAATAACTTAAAGACGGATTTGAAATCCATTCAAGCTACACATGAAATTAAAAAGGCTTGTGAAGATTTTAAAGTTCGACTTTTAACTGGTGATGTTAAAGGTATATCTCAACTTATGAATGATTATTGGAGTTTAAAATTAAAAACAAGTGATAAGATCGGATCAGACGAATTGATGGAAGTTTATGATTTTGCTTTGCAAAATGGTGCCACTGCTGCTAAAATATCAGGGGCAGGTGGTGGAGGTCATATGATATTATTCACAGAATTTGAAAATAGACATAGACTTATATCTTCCTTAAATAAAAGAAACACTGGAAAGGTAGTTCCTTTTAAATTTGTAAAGCATGGGGTTGATGTATGGAGACCATAGAATTTCACCCAAAAGGATGGGGATTTGAAAAATGGATTGTAAACTGTGAAGAGTATTGTGGAAAATTACTTTATTTTATAAAAGATAGAAAATGTTCTTGGCATTATCACAAACTTAAAGATGAAGTATTCTACGTTCAGAGTGGAAAGATTGCTGTAAAATATTCGGAAAAGGATGACATTGATAAAGCTAAAGTTATTGTTTTATGTAAAGGAGATAGGTTTCATGTTCATAGGGGACTTAGACATCAAATGATTGCCCTTGAGGACACAGAATTATTTGAGTTTTCTACACAACATTTTGAAGATGATAGTTACAGAGTTATCAAGGGGGATTAAGTTATATTTGTTAGTTGGGGGAAGAGGTACTAGGCTTTCTTCAATTACTAATGGACTTCCAAAACCATTGGTGGATGTTAATGGTAAATCATTCATTGAACGTGTATTAGAAAATATTTCTGGATTTGATATAACACTTGTTTGTTCTGATTTGAATTATAAATTTTTCCAAAATCTTGGAGTCGATGTTCTTAATGAAGGACAACTTTCAGGGACTGGAGGATTTCTTTCTAAGATTGATTTGCCAGAATCATTCTATGTGATGAATGGAGATACATTTTATTCTGGAAATCTCAATTTGGATTGTGATAAAACAACAATTTTTGTAAGTAGGGAAAAAACAACAGGTGATGAGGGATATATTCTTGGTAAAGATGGTAAAGTAAATACTTATATTGAAAAAAATATATTTTCATCTGGAGAAACACATCTAGTCAATCTTGGAATTTACAAATTTTATAAGAAAGATTTGTTGTTACCTGACAGATTGCCTATTAGCATAGAGTATGATATACTGAATTATATTGATTTATCCTATCAAGTCATAGAAACAAATAGATTTGATATTGGAACACCTGAACGTTTGGAGAGATTTAAAAAATGGTGTGTTTGATTACTGGCACTGCTGGTATGATGGGGTCTCATTTATATGAGAATTTATTGAAGCACAATTACAATGTTGTACCAACATATTTTAACCCAACAATTGACTCTAAGGATAAAATACTTGATAATTTCAATGTTATTTTGGATGTTTTGAACAGAGATAATATTCGTTCTGTTCTTTTAAAATATAAACCATCTGTAATTTATCATTTAGCCGCGCAGAGTAGACCTGATATTTCATTTAGAGATCCAGTTCATACAATTAATACAAATGTAATTGGAACAACGAATCTTCTTGATTGTTGTGTTGATCTGGGAATCAACCCATTATTCATTAATGCATCATCATCTGCTGTGTATGGCGATATTAATTGGTCTGTACCTCCTGATGAAAATAGAAATTGCAATCCTCTTTCTCCATATGGAACTTCTAAATTAACTCAAGAGCATATTGTAAAAAATTATTATCAAATGCATGGTATTGAATATGTGAATGTGAGAATTTTTAATTGCACTGGTCCTAGAAAAATTAACGATTTTGTGTCTGATATATGTCAGAGAGTTGTAAAAAAACAATTCCCATTGAGAGTTGGAAATTTAACTGGAGTTAGGTCTATTGTTGATGTAAGAGATTTGACGGAAGGATTAGTTCTTTGCCAAAATATTAGGAATGAGACTATTAATCTTGGATCTAATGTTGCGTTAAATATTTCTGATGTTTTTAAAATGATCGTGGGTGATAATAATTACTATATTGATGATCAATTGTTTAGACCAACTGATGAACCTATTATCATTGGAAACATAAATAAGGCAAAGAAAATCTTAGGGTGGAAACCTAAAATATCTTTACAAAAAACCATTTCTGATACACTTGATTATTGGAGAAATTTATGAAAATTGTTATTTGGGGATATAAATCAAACTCACACACTCACCACTATACTCATTCTGCTTTTTATAAAGCCTTCCAACATTTGGAATATGAAACTTATTGGTTTGATGATTTAGATTATCCTGAAAATTTTAATTGGGATGATTGTATTTTTTGGACAGAAGGATTTGCTGATAAAAATATTCCCCTAAACAAAAAAAGTGTCTACTTCGTTCATGTGTGTCCTGATCCTGCAAAATACATAAACGCTGGTGTTAAAAAATTTATTGATGTTAGAGCTAGTGGTATCTGGCAAAAAGATCATGTATATGATTTTACTTTGGATAAAACTAAAGTAAAAAAAGTAGGTCCTTGTTGCTATCTCCAAGAGAAAAAAGAACGTAGAGTTCAGGTTTTAAATCAATATCATAAGTACTGGATTCAGGATTATGATAAGTTGTATATTTCTTGGGCTACAAACATGTTGCCAGAAGAATTTAATTTTGAAGATATTTACTATCCAAGAGAAAATAAAATATATTTTTGCGGAAACCTTTCTGATCAAGGAGTGTGTGAAAATTATAGTACTTTTAAACCATTTATTGAAGAGTGTTTTAATAATGGTATAGAATTCATACATAATAATCCATTTGCCAATCCTCTCAGTCAAGATGAGGTAATACTCAGAACTAAAAAGTCAATCCTTGGAATTGACATTCGAGGACCAGAGCATCTTCGCAATGGGTACATTCCATGTAGAATGTTTAAATCTATTAGTTGGGGTCATTTGGGAACTACTAACTCTGAAGAAGTATATAAAGAATCGGAAGGTCATTGCATTTATCAACCAAACACATCTCAACTTTTTTATGATGCAATGGAGAAGCGTTTAGATTATGAGTTTATAAAAAAATCCATGATGTATGTTAAAGAAAATCATACATTTGTGAATCGCGTAAAATCTATTATGGAGTTAGTATGAGAGAAGTAACAATTGTATCTGCTCTTTTTAATATTGAAAGAGAGGGAATGGATGGAAGAACATGGGAAGAATATTTAAAGTGGTTTGATATCACCTTAAAATTAAAGTGCCCAATGGTTCTTTTTATTACAGAGGACATTAGAGAATTTGTTGAATCTAGAAGAACACAAATTCCCACAGAAATTATAGTTCAAAGTGTTGATGATATTCCATATTATCACCTCAAAGATAAAATTCAATCAGTTTTAGATTCTGATGAATATATTAAGAAGATTTCAGATCCTGAGAGAATAGAATGTAAACATGCGTTGTATTCTATAATTCAATATTCTAAATTTAAGTGGATGAAACAGGCTGCGGAAGAAAATCCACATGGATCTGAATTTTTTCTGTGGTTAGATGCGGGAGCATCAAGATTCTTTGGTGATTATGATTTATCTAAAGAATATCCAAGTCAATCAGCAAAAGAATCTTTACTGGGAATAGGAGAAAGTTTTTTATTTCAAATGAACTGTGATTATTATCCAGATCTTTTCAATGCCGATAAATTACCTCTAGAATATCTTTACGATAACCGCTCTTATGTGCTAGGATCCATGTTTGGAGCACATAAAAGTTCTATCCCAAAATTGTGTGATATGGTAGAGAATATTTTTGTAAATGAAATGATTGAGACTGGGAGCGTTAATAATGAACAAATTGCTTTAGGATATCTTGTTAAAAAATATTCTGATGACTTTGCATTGTATTCCAGAACAAATGGAAAACATTTGGATATTTTTTCTGAATTGGGTAAGCAATGAGAATCGCAATAGTTGGTCCAGGTATCATGCCAATCCCTCCTACTGGGTGGGGTGCTGTTGAGATTCTTATTTGGGATCAGAAACAAGCACTGGAAAAATTGGGTCATGAGGTGTACATTATTAATACTCAAAATCCAGTAGAAATTATACAACAAATTAATTCATACAAACCTGATTTCGTTCATGTTCAGTATGATGATTTTGTTGAAGTAGTCCCTTATATACAATATCCATGTGCGATCACAAGTCATTTTGGATATCTAGAGCAACCAAATAGGTGGGATTATTATGGACCTAAAGTAGCACAGAAGTTTTCTCAAATTAAACCAAGAACCTTTTGTTTGTCTCCAGGAATCAAAAAAATCTATCAAGAGATGATGGAATTTCCATCTGATAAATTATTTGTTACTCCGAATGGAGTTAATCTTGAAAATTTCAAAGTAACAAATAATCCAGAGTGCCCTGACAAATCAATTTATCTTGCTAAGATTGATTACCGTAAGAGACAGTTTATGTTTCAATCTATTAGCAGTGTTTGGTATGCTGGTAATAATGCGGATCCAAGATTCAATACCAATACAAATTATCTTGGTGAATGGTCGAAAGAACATCTTTACAAAAATCTCACCGAGTTTGGTAATTTGATTCTTTTGAGTGATGGAGAGGCACATCCTTTAGTTTGTTTGGAAGCATTTGCTGCAGGTCTTGGAGTTGTTGTAAGTCAGTGGGCTGCTGCTAATTTGGATACTAGTAAGGGATTCATTACAGTAATACCAGAATCAGAGATTGGTAATATCAAACATGTAGAATCTAAGATTATTGAGAACAGAGAGTACTCTGTAAACAATAGGGATGAGATTCTAGAGTATGCTAATCAATTTGAATGGTCTAATGTAGTTGAAAAATACTATGTTCCAGCAATGAAAAAAATTATTGAGAGTTATCAATGAAAAACTTAGTCAGCATCTTTGCAGGTCATGATGCAAATATCTCATTCTATAATGCCAAAGAGGATAAGTATTATACGATTGAGATTGAAAGACTTGTAAAGAAGAGATACTTCCGTTTGCATGTAGATAATGATGAGCAAACTGTCCGGGACATTCTATTCGAATGTAGAAACATTGCTGCTACAGAATGGGACATCACTAATGATTATGAAGCAGTTTTAATTTCTTCCGATGGTTGGATTAATCCTCCATCAATTGTCAGAGAAGTGTTTAATACTGAATCAGTAAAGACTCTTGCAAGGCATCATGATACTCATGCTGCAGCAGCATTCTACAAGTCTCCATTTGATGAGGCACTGATCATCTCTTATGATGGTGGTGGTGATGATGGTTTCTTTAACATTTATTATGGTGGTCCTAATGGCATTGAGTTTTTTGAGAAGATTCAAGCAGACTTTGGTGGAGCATATCTTCTGTGTGGTTCACTGATTCGTGAGGTCGCAGAGAAGAGTAAGCATCAACTTGCTTTGTCTGGTAAGTTGATGGGTCTTTGTGCATACGGAAAGGTCATTGATGAGTATGTTCCTGCATTTAAAGAGTTCTTTTTTGATAAGGACTATCGCAAGCTTGCAGAAACAACTGGACTGCCTCTTAAGAACATTGACGATCCATGGGCAAATCCTTTAGAGAACTGGGTCTTTGGGGGTCAAGAGGCATATGATATTGCTGCCACTGCACAGGCTGCATTTGAGGATGCGTTCTTTACTATTCTAGAGCGTTATGATCCTGAACTTCCATTAGTCCTTACTGGTGGTTGTGCATTGAATGTTCTGGTCAATGAAAAGATCAAGACATGCACTAAGAGAAAGTTGTATATACCACCCGATCCTCATGATGGAAGTCTTTCTTTGGGTCATCTTTTCTTGTATCGTAAACCATCCAAGAAAGTTGAAATTGCATATTCTGGACTTCCGTTACTTGATCGTCATACACTCAAGAAAAGAATCAAAGAGTATGATGCAAAGAAGATCTCCAAGGCAGATGCTGCTCAACTGTTGAAGGATGGCAACATCATTGGATTTGTGTATGGCGACTCTGAGGTAGGCCCAAGAGCACTTGGTAATAGATCTATCGTATGTGATCCTAATATCAGAGAGATGAAGGACATTCTCAACGCAAAAGTTAAGTTTAGAGAATGGTATCGTCCCTTTGCACCCTTCTGTAAGAAGGAGGAAGCGCACAAGTATTTTGATTCAAGAGACTTTGAGAATCTTGAGTATATGGGTTATGCCCCTAAGGTCCGCGATGAATATGTAGAAAAACTTCCTTCTATTACTCATGCAGATAACACTGCAAGACTTCAAACAGTAACTGAGGAATCACATGCTCACTTCTATGAGTTACTTACAGAGTTTGGCAAGATCTCTGAGACAAATGTTCTTTTGAATACTTCATTTAACATCCGAGGATATCCTATTCTGTCTACAATAGAGGATGCACTGTATGCTCTAAATAACACTGAAATGGATTATGTTGTGATTGAAGATTATCTTTTTAGTAAAGCAGTATGAAATTTGAAATAGGTAACTACACTCTTGAGTGTGATATTGATCCCACAGTAGAAAACAACGCAAGTGACAAAAAGATTCCAATCGAAAGTATTGGATTTGTCTATAACTGTTTGTTCAAACAAAAGAGAGCATTTGAACATTCGGTAGAAGCAATCAGAGAAGTATATCCAGATGCAAAAATCTATGCTGTCTCTGATGGTGGATTGGATTACTCTTATCTTGAAGATGAGAACTTTAAGTTTTCTATGGAAGAGGATACTGTTTCTGGATTGAAAGATATTAATGGTGAGAACTTTTTACAAGAAGAATACCAGCAAACAATCAAGAAAGGTATGGCTGCAACCATAGACAGGTTAGAGCGTAGTATTGAATACTGTGGAAATCCTGAATGGATTTGTATGACTGAACCTGATGTTCTGATTAGAGGTAAGTTGAGTTATCCTGAAAATGGAAAATTACTTGGATCCAGAATTAATTGTGGGTGGAGAACTTCTAAATCATTAGAACAAATTATGGGATTAAATGAAATCATTTCCAAATTTGATAGTTCTGTTCCTGTTTTACGTTGGGGTGCAGTTCCTGTAGTATTTCATACAAAAACTTTTCTAAAAGCACTTAGAATCTATAAAGATAATTTCGAAATTGTAGGCAAGTTTTCTGAAAAGCATTATGCTCCAGGAACATTCGATCTTTTTATTTGTTTAATTTTTGCTTTAATTGGTGAACCTGAAGTTTACAATTCAGAAGTAACTGAATGCCTAAGAAATCCAAATTGGGAAACATCCGATCATCCTATTGTTCATCAATATAGGGAATATTATCAACAGTCTGATTTTTATTAAGGAGATGAAAAATGAATAGAATAACTGACTATCCTTTACTTAGGGATAGAATTGTTGACTGGTTGAAAGAATATGCAATTCGAAATAATATAAAGTCTTTTGTGGTTGGAGTTTCTGGAGGTATTGACTCTGCAGTTACTTCAACCTTAGCAGCACATACAGGCATACCAACTTATGCTCTGGGAATGCCTATTCATCAGAACAAAGACCAAGAAAATCTTTCCGATACTCATCTTAAGTGGTTGAGTTCTGCATACGAAAATGTTACTACACTTAAGTATGATCTAACTGGAGTTTTTGATACATTTAAACAAACTATGAATGGTTATGGTGAGAATACTCACGCTCTTGCAAATAGTAGATCACGCCTTCGTATGGTGACTCTATATCAAGTTGCTGGATCTGTTGGTGGAATTGTGGTAGGCACTGGTAATAAAGTCGAAGATTATGGTGTAGGGTTTTATACTAAATATGGTGACGGAGGAGTTGATATTGCTCCTATCGCAGATCTCTATAAGACAGAAGTATGGGAACTTGGAAAATTCTTTGGTATTGATCAGAGAATTATTGAAGCATCTCCAACAGATGGTCTTTGGGACGATGGAAGAACGGATGAGGATCAACTTGGTGTCTCTTATGCTGAATTGGAAGAAGCTATGGAAACTGGTGGTGGACCAGGACTAGAGCCTCTTCTTAGATTTTCTTCTATGAATCAACACAAAATGCACCCTATTCCCACATTTAAACTATGACAGTTACGATTGAAGAAGTACGGCAGTTCTGGAATGCTAGACCTTGTAACGTAAGACATTCAAAAAAAGAAGTTGGATCTAAAGAATATTTTGATGAGGTAGAAAGAAAAAGATATACGGCAGAACCTCACATTAAGAAATTTGCTGACTTTGAAAGTTGGAATGGAAAAAAAGTTTTAGAGATTGGTTGCGGTCTTGCTACTGAGGGAATTAATTTTTCTAGGAATGGTGCAGAATATTCCGCTACGGATTTGTCAATTGAATCTCTTAACCTTGCAAAAAAGAGATTTGATGTGTATAATGAAAGAGGAAGTTTTTATCTTGGGAATTCTGAGGAACTATCTTCTTTTGTTCCTATTGAAACTTATGATCTGATCTATTCCTTTGGTGTCATTCATCACAGTCCTCACCCAGAAAAAATTATTTCTGAGATCAAAAATTATATGGATACAAATAGTGTGCTTAAAATTATGCTATATGCCTCAGAATCTTGGAAGAATTATATGATTGAGGCAGGACTTGATCAACCAGAAGCGCAGTATGGATGTCCTATTGCAAATACTTATACTAAAGAGGAAGTAAAAACTCTTCTGGATGGATTTGAAGTCATTAGTATAGAGCAAGATCATATTTTCCCATATCAAATTAAACCCTATAAAGAAGGTAGATTTGAAAAAGAACCTTGGTTTGAATCTATGTCAGACCAAATGTTTAATACACTAAAGAAAAATCTTGGATGGCACTTACTTATTACAGCAAAATTAAAGGAGAATTGATATGACGAGGAAGTTATCTACTAAAGTTGCGATGATTGGAGTTGGAAAACTGGGACAAGCTTGTGCTGAAGTGATGGCAGAATCGTATCCAGTTGTTGGTTATGATGTTTCTCCCAGAAATCCCAGAAATTTTAGAATGGTAGATACCGTTCAGGAAGCAGTTGATTTTGGTGATATTATTTTTATCGCTGCTCCAACACCACACGATCCAGCATATGATGGGCGTCAACCAACACATCATCTTCCCAATAAAGATTTTGATTATTCAATCGTCAAGAGTATTCTTTCTGACGTAAATCAATATACAGACAAGTCAAAACTTGTTGTTTTAATCTCTACTGTTCTGCCAGGAACCACACGAAGAGAACTTGAACCTCTTATTACAAACGCTAGGTTTGTCTATAACCCTTATTTGATTGCTATGGGCACAGTTGGTTGGGATTTTTCCAATCCAGAAATGGTTATGATTGGAACAGAAGATGGTTTTGAAACTGGCGACGCAAAAGAACTTATTCAGTTCTATCGTCCGATGATGAATAATGATCCACGTTATGTTGTCGGAACTTGGGATGAGTGTGAATGTATTAAGATTTTCTACAATACTTTCATTTCTGCGAAGTTAAGTCTTGTGAATATGATTCAAGATGTGGCAGAAAGACAGGGCAACATTAATGTTGATGTTGTAACTGATGCACTCAAGAATTCTGATCAGAGAATTATGGGTCCTCGTTATATGAAAGCAGGTATGGGTGATGGTGGTGCTTGTCATCCTAGAGACAATATTGCTCTCCGTTGGATGTCCGATAACTTGAATCTTGGATATGACTTGTTTGATGCCATTATGGAAGCAAGAGAGATTCAAGCAAAGAATCTTGCCGAAAAACTTGTTGAACCGAGTCTTCCTGTTGTAATTATTGGTAAGGCATACAAACCCCACGTTCATTATGAGGATGGTTCTTACAGCATTCTTGTTGGTCATTATGTAGAAGAACTTGGTGGAACCGTTTATTATGATGACGATTATACGGGAGACAAACCACCCGCAAATCTTGGACCAGCATCCTATCTTTTAGGACACGATCCAGAAACGACATTTTTGGGGTGCTTAGATCCTGATCCCGACAAACAAGAAAATTCTATTTTCCCTGCAGGTTCTGTTATTGTGGATCCTTGGAGAAAGTGTCCAAATATTTCTGGGTGTACAGTTATTCATTATGGAAACACTAGACTGAAAAAATAATGATTATTATTGACAATAACAAGTCTGCGTTTAAATTAAAGAACTTTAGTCCCGTATATTGTATTAATCTGGATGATCAACTGGATAGGTGGCAATATATGGAGGATCAATTTAAGTATTGGGAAGTAGAAAACTACACACGCATTTCTGCTTATGATGGGCGTGAGGATGATCTGAGTGATATTATCACTGGTAGATATCCAGAAATGATGTCATCCGGTGAAATTGGTTGTATTGCATCACACCTTAAAGCAATCAAATATTGGTATGAGACTTCGGATAGTCCGTATGCAATTATTATGGAAGATGATTGCAACTTAGATCTAGTCAAGTATTGGAATTTTAGTTGGAATGATTTTTACGCACACATTCCTTATGATTGGGATGTTGTTCAAATTGCAATTATTTGTACCGGAGATATTCACGTTAAACTTCATAAAAGATTTGTGAATGATTTTTCTACTGCTTGTTACTTGATCACTCGTCATCACGCAGAAAAACTTCTGAAGTTTCACGTAAAAGGAAATAAGTATCGTCTTGATAATGGCGTCAAACCACGCCCAGTTGCTGATGATTTAATCTATAATTCAGGAAACACTTATTCTATTCCTCTTCTTTTATATAAAATTGAACTGGGGTCATCTATTCATCCGGAACATATTGATGCTTTCCACAGAGGAAATCACAATGCATTAACCAATTTCTGGCAACAAAATGGCGCTTCTATTGATATTAAAGATTATATGAATTATGACCCTTACCTTGGTCGAATAACTGAAAATTCTGCTGCTCAGCAAAACTCTTGACATCAGAAAAGATACGTATTATACTAAATAGGTACTTAAGAATTCTGTTGTAATTCTTAACATTTAAATGTCGTTTAGTACTAAAAAACAAAATTTATGATTACTCGTTCAATTCTTGCTGCTAGTGTTGCTGCTGCTTCTCTCGCAGCTCCTGCTATGGCACAAGTCACTAACGTGACTCAACTCAAGGATGTGCAACCTACCGATTGGTCTTATCAGGCGCTTTCCAACCTGATTTCACGTTACGGTTGTGTTGCTGGTTATCCCAATGGCACTTTCCAGCCTGGTCAACCCGCCTCCCGTGCTGAGCTTGCTGCTCTCACTAATGCTTGCCTTGACCGTATTGGTGAATATCAGAGTGCTGCTGATGCTGCTCTCGCTGCTGCTCTTCGTGCTCAATTCTCCAAGGAAATCGCTGCTACTAACACCCGCGTGAGCGCCCTTGAGGTTGCTGCTGCTCAGAAGGCACAAGGCGTTGGTAACTACCTGGGTGTTGGCGTTCTTCTCAATCAGCAAGGCACTGCTGGTAATGGTTTCAGTGCTCAGCGTACTATCTCTGGTGCTACCGTTCAAGCACGTTATGCTGTGAAGAACTTTACCAACCTGAATGCTGTTTCGGTTCGTCCTTATGCTAGCTTCGTAGGTACTCCTGCTGGTCAACTGGGTTCTGGTGGTGGTGCTCTGGTGTCTTATGACTGGAGCATCTCTCGTGCCAAGTCTGGTGTGAGCCGTGCTAACGTTTACACTGGCGTTGGTTACCAGATCCCCTTCGTGAACAACACTGCTGCTAACTATCAGTCTGCCGTTGGTAATCGTGGTCAATTCGTGCTTGCCGTTGGCGTTGAAGGTCGTATCACCAACTCACTGGTTGGTTTTGCTGATCTGAAGTTCCCCACCACCAATGCTGCTAATAGCTACGGTGCTACCAACGGAACTTATTCGCCTGTGTTCACCACTGGACTTGGTTTCAAGTTCTGATACACTACTCATAAGTTGAGTGAAACCACCCCTTTCTGGGGTGGTTTTTTATGAATTGAAAACACAGGGACTTGACACCTCTTTATTTTTTCTATATAATTGTGTAACAATTCGTAATAAAACGAAAATGACCGTAACAACTAATGAACGTGGTCAGCAAAATATGTTTGCGAAAGAACCACAAATGTACATCTCCCAATCCGATGCAGAGCGTTATGCACTTCAAACACATGCTGAACGTGCCGAACTTGCAAATTCACGCTGGGCAATGGTCGGCATTATTGCTGGTGCTATTTCTTATGCTCTCACTGGCAAACTCTTCTTCGGAATCTTCTGATGACTGAACTTATTTGGATAGTAACCACTGTTGCTTTTTTTGTGACTTTGGGTTATGCTGTGGAGAAACTTGCTGAAACTTATTGATGCTTGGAAATCTTGAACCTGAAGAATCTGTGATGTCTAGAGGTGGTTGGTTGGGAAAACTCTCAATTGCTATCCAAGAACTTCAAGAATCTGGTGCTTGGGATATAGATGATGAACTTAAAGTTTGTATCGCAGGCACTTTACCTAAAGATAAATTTATTGTAATTCAAAATACTACTAAGAGGACACAAAAATGAAATTCGGATGGACTGAACAAAACGAAAAACTAAATGGAAGACTGGCAATGTTAGGATTTGTTATTGCAGTTGGCACTTATCTCACAACTGGTCAGGTAGTGCCAGGAATCTGGTGAAATAAGAGGAGGGATAAACCCCTCCTTTTTTCATAAATATAACGCAGAGTTGCTACAAATATATGTTAGTAGATCTTCATAACTTTTTTAAACATTACGATGAAAAGAATCCAAAGCACGTTGCTGCTGTAGAAAAACTTGAAAAAGACTTGTTTCTAAAATCTCAAGACTTGATTCAAGATGAATCTGAATGGGTAAAAATTTTTAGATCAAAACCAGAAGCACCAAAATCAAATATCTTAACCGTTCCATTTTATCCACAAACAGATAACTACAGAGATGCTAATCGCACCTGTAACTCATCTGCTTGTGCTATGTGTTTAGAATACTTTAAACCTGGCACACTTAAAGGAGCAAAAGGTGATGATGCTTATGTCCAAAAAGTATTTGCAATTGGCGATACGACAGATCACGTCGTTCAAACCCGTGTTCTGGCATCTTATGGAATTAAGTCACATTTTAGTTATAGTTTATCTTTTAATGACCTTGACCGTGAGCTTGCTGCTGGCAGACCCGTGGTTATTGGCATTCTCCACCGTGGTCCTTTATCTGCTCCTACTGGTGGCCACATGGTTCCCGTGATTGGCAAAACTCCTGGTGGAGATTATGTGGTTAACGATCCTTATGGGTCATTAAACGATGGATATACAAGTGCCGTAACCAATGGTAAAGGTGCTGTGTATAAGAGATCTGATCTTTCTCGTAGATGGTGTCCTAAAGGAAATGATGGATGGGGAAGAGTTTTTGATGCAAAAAAGTCATGAAAATTCCAACATCAGGAATTAAATTAATTAGAGAATTTGAGGGGTGTCATTTAAAGGCATATCCAGATCCTCTGACTGGCGGACTTCCAATCACAATTGGTTGGGGAAGTACAAGAGACTTTGATTATACTCCATTTAAAAGAGATAGATCTATCACTCAAGAATATGCAGATCGTCTTTTAGAGCACGATGTATTGAATCGTTTCCTTCCTAAACTTTCCAAAATTCCTTATTGGAATGAAATGAATGATAATCAAAAGGGAGCATTACTTTCTTTTGCATATAATCTTGGTTCTGATTTTTATAATGCTCCCGGTTTTAATACAATTACTAGAAAATTAAAAGAAAAAGATTGGAAAGGAATTCCTGCGACTCTTGAAATGTATCGTAACCCTGGCAGTAAAGTTGAAGCAGGATTGCTTAGAAGAAGAAAAGCAGAAGGAAAACTTTGGAATTCCTAGTCTTCTACTTTAGTTCTCAAAGCAATCACTGTAGTTAAGATTGCAAGTAAAGTTTCATATCCTCTTCTCTCAGATTCTTTGCAATCTAAGGGTGGAGGATTTTTTAGTGTTCCTAGTGCATTTGCCGCATTAATTGAACCAGGGAGCATAAAGTTGCAGGCAATGAAATTAAGACCAACAAATCCAACTGCTGATACACAAACTATAAAAATAAGTTTGTTTAGATTGAGTTTCATCTTCCTTCCTGTTTATGAATCCAGATTTTCAGATCTTTTACATACTTTCTTAATACTTCTGCTTGTGATAAGTGCCACTCATCTCCCGTTTTAGTGTAATTTTTAATGTGCTCGTCAACTGCATCAAGGCATTTTTTGATGACGGGATTCCAAGGTTCCCGAATTGGAGTATTCCATTCCCGTGGCATTTTGGGAAAGCAATTTTAAATATTTATTGAAATTAAGTCGTTTTACCTATTGACAGGATTTCCTGACAATGTTATGATAAATACATCAACAAGTTAAGGAATGTAACAAATCCTTAATGTTGTCCTCTACCTAACCGAGACCTATGGGGAGGTTAAACACAGTCTCTCATATCCCGCCTGAGGGTGGTGTAGGAATACTGTACTTGTTCAGCATAAATAAGATATAAATGAAATTTATAAAATGTCTCTATCCACTAATACTGTTTATAGACTTTTTGTAGAAAAACTTGGTGGTGCTAATCCAACTACCTTTGTGGGGGATGAAGGTGAAGTATTTTATAATCCAAATGATGGTGTTCTAAAAATATCAGATGGTTCTACTCCAACTGGAATAGTTATGAACCCATTAATGCCAGTTGGTTTTTTTACACCACCAGACAATCACTGGTATGTAAATCCAGCTAGAACTGATACATACACTTCAACTGGTTCTGTTGCCACTCCTTATAAAACTGTTGGTGCAGCATTAAGTGCAATTCAAAATGCTCTACAAACTGGAATTGTATCTTTTACTGATAATGGAGATAGTATTGCAAATCCACAATTTATTATTCTTCAAAGTTCTACAACAGAGAATATAGGACTTACAACAGGACACATTTATATTCAAGGAGATACTGCAAGTGGTTCTCAAATGCCCATATGGATTTATGGAACAGTCACCATCAATCCAACAGTAGGAAGTTTATATCAAAACCGATTTGGTATTTCTAATCTTGGTATTGTAAATACTGGAAGTAATCCTGGTATTGGGACAACACACTCATTAATAGTTACTGGTTCAGCACCTCTTCGTTGTTATCTAAATGATTGTAATATCATTGCAGGTTCTACAGGAAACCAGGCAATTTTTATGGATAATAGTGGAACTGGAACTCAATTATATGCAGAAGTTCAACAATTATCCAGAGCAGGTACATCAGGAACTGATTATGTTGTAAAAGTCAGTAAAGGATATGCATTTTTTAATAACTGCTCAACTGGTGGTTCAACTGCTACATTTAATGTAAGTGGAACAGGAACTCTACAAATCCAGTATAGTAAGATTGAAAGTGCTGGAGAAGCATGTGTAAAAGTTGATGGTGGAACTGCCATAGTTACTAGCACATCTCTAACAAATACTGTAGGACATGGAGTATCAATGACTGCTGCTGGAACAGTTCTAATATCAATAAACAATTACTTTGATATACTTACATCTCCTGCTAGTAACAGAGCTATTGCTGGCGTCTCTGGAGTTACTGTTCTTCATTCCAATACAGTAGTTGCTTTTGGAAAAAATGCAAAGTATAGCACTGCAATTGGTGCTGGATATATTGGATTAGTAACTGCATTAACTGCAACATAATCTATTTGAGGAAGGGGGTTGACAGCAGGTTCTGATGGTGTTATGATAAATACATCAGCAAGTCAGGAAATCCTAACATTGCTAAGGTGCTTACCGAGACTTTGCACCATAAATACGTCTCTCATACCCACAATGGAGGGTGTTGTGGGAATACTGTAACTGTTCAATTCCCCTTGAACTCATACTTACCCCTTTAACAAATGACTGCTACAATTGCTACACGCCAATCAGGCGAAAATCTCTGGGAACGTTACCTTAGTTGGGTAACAAGTACAAATAATCGTTTATACGTCGGACATTTTGGAACCATTATGATTCCAACATTGCTTGCTGCAACTGTATGTTTCATCGTTGCCTTCATTGCCGCACCTCCGGTGGACATTGATGGTATTCGTGAACCTGTTGCTGGTTCACTTATGTATGGCAACAACATCATCTCAGGTGCTGTTGTTCCTTCAAGCAACGCAATCGGACTGCACTTCTACCCCATTTGGGAAGCAGCAAGTCTTGATGAATGGCTCTATAACGGTGGACCCTATCAGTTGGTTGTTTTCCACTTCCTTATTGGCATCTTCTGCTATATGGGTCGTGAATGGGAACTTTCCTATCGTCTTGGTATGCGTCCATGGATTATGGTTGCCTATAGTGCTCCTGTTGCAGCTGCCACCGCAGTATTTCTTGTCTATCCTTTTGGTCAAGGTTCTTTTTCTGATGGTATGCCTTTGGGTATTTCTGGAACCTTTAACTATATGTTTGTGTTCCAGGCTGAGCACAACATCCTGATGCACCCCTTCCATATGCTTGGAGTTGCTGGTGTATTTGGTGGTTCTCTATTCAGTGCTATGCATGGATCTCTGGTCACTAGCTCACTCGTTCGTGAAACAACGGAAACTGAATCGCAAAACTATGGATACAAGTTTGGACAAGAAGAAGAAACTTATAACATATGTGCAGCTCATGGATATTTTGGTCGTCTCATCTTCCAATATGCTTCGTTTAACAATTCTCGTAGTCTGCATTTCTTCCTTGCTGCTTGGCCCGTCGTGGGTATTTGGTTTGCCGCTCTTGGTGTATCTACTATGGCGTTCAATTTGAATGGTTTCAACTTTAATCAATCCCTGATTGATAGTCAGAATCGTGTAATTCCTACTTGGGCAGACATCCTAAATCGTGCTGGTCTTGGTATGGAAGTTATGCATGAACGAAACGCCCATAATTTCCCGTTGGATCTAGCATCAGTTGAAGCAACGCCAGTTGCCTTGACTGCTCCAACCATCGGTTGATATAAAACTCAAAAAATAAATAGAGGAGTTCCACAAGAACTCCTTTTTTTATGCTCCTCATCCTCCTCCTCTTCCAGATCTTCGGAGTGTTCCTCTTTCTAATGTCCCTATTATGATATCCTCAGACACTCCCTATAAACTCGCAGATATTATATGATTTTAAATTTTTGTGCTATATGTGGAACAAGAGATGATTTGCATCACCACCATTTTGTTGCTAAAAGTCATGGTGGTAGTGACGATGAAACAAATATGCTTACCTTATGTTTTAAGCATCATAATGAGATTCATAGTAAATCATATAGAAATAATCTTAATCATAGCAAATTAACAAAAGAAGGATTACAAAGAGCAAGAGAACGGGGAGTTGTCCTTGGAAATTCTAAAAATCTTGTAGAATATAATAAGATCAAAAAACGTAATGCAAAAAAATATGCTTGGGAATACAAAGACCTTATTTTATCTTTTCAGAACAACGGAATGACATATCGGCAAATATGTGCTGAAATGCAAAAGTTGGGTATTAAAACTAGTCATGGTTCTAATATCTGGCACCCTGTTCAAATAGGTAGAATATTGAAAAGAATTAAAAATGGTACTATTATATGATATCCTCAGACACTCCCTATAAACTTGCAGAAATTATCAGAGATACTTGGCCTCAACTTTACAGAAAACCAGAAGCATCTTACAATAAACAAAAGACTTTGAAAAATGAAAAAATACAATGAAGAATATTTTTCTGTAATTGAAACTAAAACAGGAAGAAAAATTGTTGATTGTGGTGATGAAATGGATGCATATGCAATGATTGCCTTTGACCCACAAAACCGAACGATTACAAGAAATAAAGTTTTGATGAGTCCAGTAATTGATGTTGAAATTCCAAAAGCACTTCCTACAACAAATGTCGTTGCATCAAACGTAAAAGAAGGTGAATGTACAACAAAACAACAACTACTTGATGCTGGACAATTAAAACTTCCAGAAGATCAAAGAATTCCAGTCAATGCTAAATAACTTTCAGTTTTATTAAGAAATATGAAATTTACAGTTTATTCAAAAGATGGTTGTCCATATTGCACAAAAGTTCAGCAGGTGCTAGAATTGGCAGAACTACAATACGTGGTTTACAAATTGAATGTAGATTTTACTCGTGAAGAGTTCTATGCCGAATTTGGAGAAGGGTCTACCTTTCCTCAAGTAATTGTTGATGAAAAACATATCGGAGGTTGCTCCGATACAGTTCAATATTTGAAGGAGCAAAATCTAGTTTAATGAATACTAATTTTCACGAAGTTTACAATGATGTTGAAAAGGCAATCGATTATGCCTTTAATGGACAATTTGTTTTGAAGTTTTATGATTATTTGAAAATTCGTGGAACAAAAAGATACGAAGTTGAAGAGTTTATTGAAAGCGCTACAGCAAATGAAATTAATAATCTTGTAATAGATTTGGATACGTATTTGGAAGGTGGTGCTGATGATCTTCATAAACAACTTCGTGAGGCTTATGGACATATTCCAAAACCTCAAGCAAGAAAAATTAGAAACTACATCTATGGCATCTTAGAAGATGCTTGGAAATATAGTAATGACAAACGACCAGGAAGACGCAAGAAAAACACTAAATAATAATGAACTCCAAATTAATCGGGGTGTTGAACTATTACTACGCAATAGGAGGAAGGAGAAATCAAAACCAAAAACTTTTCAAGTGAAGTTTGGTAAAATGATTTCTCTCTTCCGTAGAGAGTTTCATTTTTTTATTGAATTTCACTTCGACATTAGGAAAAAATAAACCTCTCTGGAGAAGAAAAATGTTAGCAGTAACTCTAACTATAGGAACATTAGTTTCAATTATGTTCTTTTTTGTAGGAGGTGTGGTAGGATGGTTAGCAAAAGAGCATTTCTATCAAACACAACCAATTTTTACACACCCAGAGATGTTTGACTCTAATGGTAATGTAATACCCGACGAAATTTTAGCTGTGAGATTTGAGAATGATTTTGATTATGATGATGAAGATGAAGATGAATAAATAAAACTGCCTGTGTGGTTCGCATCTATCGGGTAGAAAAGGTGTTTAGGCACCTTTTCTTTTATAAATAATATTGCGAATCACGATAGAGCAGAAATGTATTACACTTATGCATATTTGCGTGAGGATAGAACACCTTATTATATTGGTAAAGGTGAAGGTAATAGAGCATACAAATCACATAAAAGAAAAAATGGGCAGGAATTAAAACCAAAAAACAAAAATCAAATCATTATTCTTAAAAAATTTAAAAGTGAAAAAGAAGCATATATTCACGAAGAATATATGATATCAATTTTTAAAAGAAAATGTGATAGAGGCATTCTTGTAAATATATCTTTAGGTGGAGAACAACCAAATTCAAAATACAAAACTTTGGAAGAAAAGGTAGAAGCAAGAAGAATAAGATCTAGAATAAATGCTAAAAAATACAGGGAAAATGAAACGAATGAACAAAAAGAAAAAAGAAATAAAAAAAGAAGAAAAAAATATTCATTGAACAAAGAAATTATAAATCAAAAAAGAAGAGAAATTTACAAACTAAATAAACAGATTGACGAATAAATTAAATTATTCTAAAATG